TTGTGCTCTGGCACCATGAACTTGACCCTTCCGGGGGCTACAGGCTCTGGTCGACCTTTACGAGTTGTTTTTGACGCTGGTACTGTTGCTGTAACAATTGTCCGCTCGGGCACAGATACCTTAGGCCGGTTCGCTGCCAACGTTACTGTTACTACTGTGGGGGATTCTGTTGTCGTAACTGACGTTGCGACCGGAAAGTGGTCGTGGTCTTACGCCCCTGGTAGTGAGCTTCGCGAAGCGTGGGCATCTACTGCAACCGCAGCGGGGACTACTACGTTAACGAATCTTAGTCCAGGTGGCCAAATATGGACCGGGAGCACCACACAGAGCGTAGTACTCCCCAACGCCACAACAATGTCTAAAGGCTGGTCGTTTCGTAACCAAAACACAAGCACCGGGTACGTGACATTGTTTGCCGCAGACGGCACCACGGTCCTAGGTTATTTGGCTCCTAGCCACTTAATGGAACTGGTGCTAACTGACAACGGTACCAGCAACGGTACGTGGCAGGTAATTGGTCAGCAGACCTATTTCGCCGCAGCGACACCGGCTCAAACACCAACAGCGACCACTAGAACGTACATTACTGGCAGTTCCGTCAAGGCTCCAGTATCAGGCCAATTTAAGATCGGGTCGACCGTTGTTTGGCGTTTTGAGATTGATAAAACAGCGGCGGGCACAGCGACGAGCACGTATGACATCTGCTTTGGTACCGCAGGTACTACGTCGGATACGGCAAGGGTATCGTTCACAAAACCAGCCGGAACAGCCGTAGCTGACAAGGCTTGGATTGAGGTTTCATTGACGATCAAAGGACCTCTGTCGGCAAGTTGTGTAGCTGTCGGTACTTTTCAGCTTACTCACAATCTAAGTGCCACGGGTCATGCTACGATTCCAGGCGTCGTACTCAATGTCTCGTCCAGCACCTTTGACATTACAGCAGTCAACACTGTCGGCCTGTGTGTTACTTCGGGTACTGCGGATGCTCTTACAATTCAGCAAGTGGTGGTTGAGGGCAAGGGACTGTAAGGGTCATGCACCGTGGCTAACCCGTTTTCGGTAGAAATAGGCCACACTGGTGGGGTCTATTTTAACATAGACTCTGCGCCGACAGGCGGAACAACGGTAGAGGTCTGGGTACAACCGATTAGTGTTAGTACAGATTACCCAATCGCCGCAGTACTACACGGAACAAATTGGTACGCCCACCTCGGAATCGCAAAAGCTGGCGGGAATCTAGTCGATATCTCTTTGCAGGTTTGGGATTTCCCAGGCTTCGGTAGTAACCATTACGTTTATGCCGCTTCTAACCTGGATGTTGGTACAGACGCCGCAGGTTGGTTTTGTTTAACTCTGCAAGCGGTTATTGGCAGTCCAAACTCGACATTTACGGGATGGATGCGTCGTGGCCTTGCTGGCTCGACAACCCTACTGGGTACTCAATCCCTAGCGAACACCAGCTTTACTACGTCGGCTAGTGCTGTAGCCTCGGAAGTATCTAGCATAAGTATTGGCTACCTCAACAGCGACGCTGCTTGTGATCAAAACGTAGTTGCGGCCAAAGTTTATGCTGAGGCAACACAGCCCAGTCTCGCCACGTTAGACGCTCGTTCAGGGACGATGGCGGCAGACACTACGGCATGGGCCGATTGGTCGCTGACCTACACCTCTGGCGCCCCTGTAGTAGCTGATCAGAGTGGGCATAGTCGTCCTATAACTGCCGTAGGAACCATGCTCCAAGGAGCAGTGGGTCCGCTCGACCAGTCCACAGGGACTACTTATACCGAAGGGTTAAGCGATTCTATAAGTGAATCTGAAGCCGTTGCGGTATTGGCATCGATGTCGGTGGCAATACTAGATGGTGCCACCGTTACTGAATACGGTGGTCCTGACGGTGGTCCTGTTGGTGGGTTTTTCCAGAGCAACTTTTTTCAGCCCAGCTTTTTTCAAGTATTTTCCGGAAGTGGAACAACTTACACGGAAGGTCTTGCTGATTCCGTTACAGTATCAGATAGCGAAGTCACTGGGGTTGTAGCTTCGGTTCCATTAGCCGATACCATAACGGTACTAGAATCGCTATCGGCTGGGTCAGGCGTCATATTCAACTCGGCTTTGGGAGAGACCGTTGGGGTTGCCGAATCAGGTACTGTCGGCGAAATCGCAAATATATCTAAAATCGAAACTGTTTCGATAGTTGAAAGTCTCGGGATTATAGCGCGCAATGCCGTTGGCATTAACGAATCGGTATCCCTATCAGACTCTGTAACGGGAACCATCCCTGGAACAACGGTAGCCCCTTCACTGGGGATGAACTCCTTTGCCATGAAGAGCGGGACGGCAACCACAACGTTGTCAGCTCCAGCAATTACAACACAAGTATCAGGTGGCACTATGCTCGTTGCCGTTACGCGGGGGCAATGGAGCATGGCTCAAGCCCCGACTGACAATAAAGGCAACGCCTACACAATTATCCAACCCCTCCAGACCTATCCAGACTACGTTGAATCTGGAGCAATTGTCTACGGCTGCATAAACGCTACTGGTGGAACTAACCACATTGTAACGGCGGGCAATGTTGGGGGTGATGAGTGCACAATGTTCGTCATTGCGGTGAACAATGCGAACGTAATCAACAATCACCAAGTTTTCGTAACCTCTAACACAACGCTCACGACCTTAAATTCTCCAAACGTCTCAACAACTGGGGCAGGAACAATCGCTGTTTTTTGTTTCCCTGGAGGGGGAAACGGTCCTTCAACCTATTCCGCCAATAATGGATTTGCCGTGTTGGACCAGGCGGTCCCCGCTCCTTCCGGGTGGGTCCAAGGGGCCAGTGCGGCGCGGGACGTAGCTACGGCGGGTACGTACACCACTGCAATATCCTACGACGTAGCGCAAGATGGATTCATAATTGCCGTAGCTGTACAAAGCAGCCTTTCAAGCTATTCCGCGCCTTTGGCGGATTCGTTAACGTTGACTGACGCATGTAGCCTTTTGGTCAATTTCGCTCCAGGGGTAGCGGAACTTGTTTCTCTAAGCGAAAACACCAGTGGGGCAGCTACGTTTCTTCAAGGAACCCCCGAGACCTTAAACCTGTCAGAGTCTTCTTTTGTGTCCATGATGGTCCCGACTTCAATTTCAGACGCAATTACCTCGAATGAAGCGTCTGGGGTTTTGGCCAATTTCATCCAAGGTCCTGGGGAGGTAGTTAGCCTAACAGACCTTTTGTCGCCATACAGCATAATTCCTATCGGCATTTCTGATTCAGAATCGGAAGTGGAGTCGTTAGGGGTGGTCAGCGCCGCCTCGGTTCCTTTGAATGAGTCGGTCTCTGAAATTGAATCCGTTAGCGTGTACTCTCAGATCTCCCAAGCTCTTGTCGATTCTGTAGCTGCTATCGAGGTAGTAGTAGCCGGGCTGTCTTACTCGGTACCTTTAACCGACCTGGAAACATTTTCTGAATCAATATCCCCCAAACTCAACTTCATCTTAGGGGTAGCTGACAGTCTTGCCAATAGTGAGTCATTAGGCACCTCGACCGTTTCCCCGATAACACTGCAAGAATCTATTGCTTCACTAGAGTCAATTCAGGCTGTTATTGTTGGGACGCTACTACTTGCTGCCTTAAGCGAGACCGTAAATACCAGTGAATCTGTAAGCAATGCCTTTGTAGGTCAGGCCGTATTGAACGAAACCCTGGCCCTTGTTGACTCACTGTCCTCGATCGCTTCTTTTATTGTTGGGGTGTCAGAGCCGGTGGCTTTAGCTGAGGCCTTGTTGGCTGGGCTTTCGTTTGGGGTTCCTGTAGCTGAAGGGGTAGCTGTTAGCGAAGCTGTAGGTGACCGAGGGATATTTGCTCCTTCCATTACTGACGCTATGCTTCTTAACGAAGGGGTTGTATCTGGGGTTCAGTTTGTAGTAAACGAGACCGATAGCGTCAACAGCTCAGAAAGTCTGTTAGCGTCAAGCATTATAACAATAGCTTTGTCTGAAGGCGAAACTTTTGCCGAAGCACTAGGCCTAATCTCCTCGATGCGGGTTCAATTGGCCGAGACCATTACTCCCGTAGAACAAGTCCAGATTGTTGCCAGGACCATTACAGCCGTAGCAGAAGCTTTAGACATTACAGAACGAGTCGCGGCCACCATAGTCGGGGCCGGTGGTTTTGGCGGACGTATTCTTGTCAATGGCGCCTGGAGAATTGTGGTCAGTGCTTCTATTCTTGTCAATGGCTCCTGGCGGCAAATATCATCTGGATATGTACAAAAGAGCGGGGCCTGGCGCTCGATTACAAGCTAGGTCTTTCGTCTAGGCACCCAAACCCTCCCATAGAGTAGTAAACGGGCTTAGAATCGCTCCTGGGGGCCAATAGAGCCATCACAGCAGCCAGGTGGACTTTCTTCTGGTTTGATTCACTTTCGTGGACTTCAAAATAGAAAATCACGGGGGTCTCAAACCTCTTTAACGTTTTGAGCCAATGGGAAGGCTGGGCTGGTTCGATAGTCAGCTCAGGGTGTCGTTCCATACGCCTCCTGGATTTGTACGTAAGCTTAGGGGCGTAGTTTGGGTCTAGCCTAGCAGCAATCTCCTTGCGGAAGCTTTCGAGGCTTAAATCGCGTTTAGATTGGTTGCAATCGTAACACGCCGGGTTGAGGTTCTTGATTCCCCACGTACCACCCTTGGCTTCTGGGTTGATATGGTCTAACGTAAAAATGGCAGATGGCTCACCGCAGTAAGAACATCTGCCATTGTATTTGTCGTATATTTTTTGTCGTTTGGTTGGGCCGGGTCTCATTCCCTTTAAGGTAACATATCTACACCCTCTGTCAACACTATTCTACCTTGCGACGGAACTTCTTGAACTTGGCACAGTGGGCGCCAACGAAGGGCCGATATCCTAGCTGCATTTGTTTAGTTGGACTATACAATTGGCCGATAGGACCGTAAACAGGCTCTTCCCCGTTAAAGCTGATAACCATTTCGTCAGTATCCGCAATATCTTCCAATTCTTTAAGGAACCGGTACTTCGTCTCAGGGGTCTTTTCGAGCTTAATTACCTCAAGTTCGTCTGCCCAGAACCAGCCCTGGACATACTTTTCTTTATCTTGCGGTGTGTCGTATTTGATAAGATAGGCCTTCTTGCCATTGATCCTCTTGAAGTTGTTGGCAAATCCAATAACCCCATAAAATCTAGAAGACTTATCTGACACGATAACTCTTAGGTAAGAGTAACGATGCTCCTTGACCTCAGGCTGTTCATACTTGTAATCGGCTGGGACCTTGCGGCGGAAAGAGAACTTTGACGATTCAAACATATAATCGTTCACAGCTTTACCAAGGAAACCGTTATGGCTTTGTAGCGGTACCCACCCCCTCTGCTTCTCAAAAAACCAGAAAAATTCATCCCCTTCTTTAAACTTTTCCCCGGCCTTAAGGGGCCGATACTTTTGGACCACTGGGGCCGGTGGGATTGCAACCGGTTGAATCAAGCGCTTGGCTTCAAGTGTCTTAATGCGTCGACGCTCGCATTTACCTGCCTCGTCGGCACGGTTTGCCTTGTTTCCAAGACAGTGTACAGGCATCAGCTCCCATTTGCCACGATAGAACCACTCGTCCCCTGATTCAAAGACCTCCCCCTCCTTGAGATAACGGTATTGGGGCTGTTCGACCTTGAGGGGGCGGCGGAAGGTTAGCTTGGCCGTATGTCGTTCAATACCCACCTTTTTTCCGACGGTGGTTAAACATGTGGACCACCATGGGCAGGCCACGAGGGTTCCCAACTCGTCAGTAAAAACAAAACTATCCCCCTTCTTGACAATTTCTCCTTTGCTGAGGTAACGGTAGCCTGGGTCACACTTTGGTCGGTCGATCTTTTTGCTCATGGTGTCTCCTTTGTGAAGTTTCAAGAATGGTACTACTTTTCAAAAGTTTGTCAATTGTTATTTTTATGTTGACTTTTTAACACAACGATATATAATGATAGGTTATGAAGATTGTTAAAGTTGGCCCATATGTGTCAAAAGGGGTTTTGGAGTGGTGGGAAAAGCCTTTGTATTCTTGGCCTATTGTGTCAATTACCCGTTGGTGGAACTATAGACGCCTTGGTCACAATCTTGAAAAAGCATTTCAAAAAAGCGTAGCAGAAGTTACACGAACAGGCAAGAACATTGAACAACTGAATGAGGAAAGAAATGAAAACTAAACAAATTCCATATGTCTGCCCAGTGTGTCATGGAAGCGGGAACGGTCCCCTGACTGACGGAACCTCAACCCTACCACCAAAATGCAAGGCCTGCGGTGGAGCTTGCGTTTTATGGGGCACCGAAACAGACGACACTATCGACCTTAGCAAGACATTTCCTCAGCCCACCCTAGCGCCTGTAGAGAATCCTTGGACAATAAACCCATATGAGCCCTATGTGCCACTTTCCCCTTATTGGTGGCAAGGACTTTACTATGGAGATCCTGTTTGGAAGCCTAGTGTTACTTGGTGCGCTACGAACACCCCAGTTTTGAAAAATCGCTCCAAGGTAATCAAACAAGAAGACTACCCCCAGTACGATTTGAGCAACTTCGGATATTAAATGGCCGAAAAGATTGTCCAAATAATGCCCTGCCAGCCAGAGGTAAGGATAGCTATGTATGATTCTGGAAACGTTTCATTACATAAGCCTACATGTCTGGCTTTAGTCGAACGTGGCGCCATCCAAGAGGTCGTCTACCTAGAAATGGTTGACAATACAATCGAACAGGTAGATACTGCTAGTAAATTGTTTTTGGGCTTTGTAGAGGAAGAGGATTTTGCCTCGATAAGCGCCCTAGAACAAGTTGCCCAAACCAGATATCAAAAGGAACAGAGTGTCAAACCAAAGTAATAATTTTTGCACCCCACCAGAGTTAATCCAACCAATCAAGGAATTCTGGGGAGGAAAGATAGACTTAGACCCATGTAGCAACAGAAACAGTTTAGTTAAGGCTGAGACTGAGACTGAGACTGAGTGGGCACTACCTACTGACAGCTTAAGGCAACCTTGGGCCATTAAACAACCCGTAACTACCGTTTTCGTCAATCCTCCTTATGGGCCTTATTGGTTGTCAAGCGATGGCAGGACTTGTCTGTCACCTAAGGAGTACGGGGCACACTTTGAAAGCCCAGCTCCTCTAGGCAATGGGAATGTGTCGAGTGTGGGATGCTTGTAATCGGGTTTGGCTTAGAACCACCAGACGGATGCGCCAATTGTAATAGTCAACCTCGTCTAATGGAAGTGGTTAAAATTTCGCAGGCATCTGGTCTCAGAACCATTACCGCCAGGTGGAAACTATGAAATATTATCACATTGCGTTCAACACACCGTTGGGGCCTGGTACCTACTTCTACCGGGGCGAGAGTCATCCGTTCATGCCAAAAGAGTACGATGAAAGAACGTCGAAGTTAGCTAATAGTTTGAGTATCCAATATGCTAAACAAATCAGCCCTACTTCAATTATTTATATGTCTGTTATTGAGCTGCCCATTGACGTAGCTAGGGCCAGGTGGCCAGAGGATTTTAAAAGGCCAGAACCCCTATATAACAATATTCTTCCTCCGATTCATTCTGCGGTGGGATAATGAAAATACTATCCAAAGGTCTACCCTTGTAGAGAGTGCGGCCTGTTGCGGTCTCTCCCAAGTATTGCAGCCAATTGTAAACATGAAGTCTGGTCTAAGAAATTTAATTCGCCGCCGCGTGGATTTCCTCCCAAGATGCCTAAAATCGTTTCTGGTAAGTATTATCTGTCTCCGGTAAAGCTTTAGTATCTGTCGGGTACCAATCTTCCCAGTACGATGACCGGTGAAGTACAGGACGAATTTGATCAAAGCGTAACGAAACCTCTTCCTAGGAAGGTGGTTGGCAGCGCATTAGGGCGGTTCTGGCCTGATATGCTTTTGCCGCTCCGCGTCTTGTATTCGCCACTTCTAAGGCTTCGGTTCCGCTCTACGTTTGCTTGTTGTGCCCATCAGGTCAACTTGGCTTGCGGTAGGATGATTCTAAGTGACCCTGAAGAGGCCCAGAATCGTTTTGCGGTGGAAGTGGAACAGTTCAATCTTGTTCCACCTTTAGGAATCGTCTACGTTCAAGACTCCCAATGGCGTAAGGCTACGGTCGGCGCTGTGCAGTTGTTTGAGGACGAACAGGGCGTCTTAGCTTCTGCTATTGTTAGACTTCCTGAGTCAGAAACGACGCCTCACCTAACGCTCGGAGTTACGATTCATGAAATCTGCCATCTCCTTGGGCTTACCCATAATGACGATCCTGGTTCGGTGATGTACTCTACCCCAAGCGTCAGACCTCAGATACTTTCCGATTATGACGCAGGAGTTCTAAAGAGGATCTACGGCAAGCATTAATCTTTAGGCAGTAGGACTTGACATGACGCCGCCACGTACAGCTATTCCTCTTGGGCCAATTGATGATGAAGAGTCCGGGGCAATACTTGTAACCGATACGATAAGGAGGCTAGGTAGATTGGAAGACCAAAATAGCCAAATCCTACCCGTGTTGAGCAACGTGGCTGAAGCTGTTAAAAATCTAACAGAGACGGTACAGGACATTAAGGTTAGCGTCAAAGACATAGGTTGCGATTTTAACGCATTTAGACTTGAAACGTCACCCTACAGTGGCAGATTGTTGTCTTTGGAGAATTTCCAGAACCGCCACGACACAAAGAACCTGGACGATATTGAAAAGGCCCGGCTAAAAGCCGAAGCCATCCTCGAAAAGGACCGCATTGAAGCCGTTGCTGTCCTGGAGACTAAGCGCAGGGAACGGGTTGAAAAACGCAACCGAATCCTCACTTTAGTCGGAACTGTCTTTGCGGGTGTTATTACGGCCTACGTTCTGGGACTATTAGGCTTGAAGTAGCAATCTTCCTTGTATGGATAAACATTCGATTGCGGTTGATGGCGGTTTTCTTAGCCGTAAACTAGTTTTTGCTGTATTTATTGCAATTCTTATCCTTGTAGCTTCCAAATTGTGTCCTGGAGCTGGGCTTGGAGAGGTCGTAACAGGCCTGGTTGCTGTTTGTGGTCTTTACTTAACTGGCAATACGGTTGTTAAATGGCGTGCTGGCAATATCGAACAAGCCAAAACAGGTCTTCCCGGAGCCCTTGGTAAGGCAGTAGACAAGGCAGTAGAGATTGCCGAAAAGAAATCAGAAGAAGCTCCAGAAGTCAAGCCCGAAGACGACGAAAGAGGTTAAAATGACCGATCAAGACAAATTCGACAAGTCTGTGGCTTTAGTCAAGAAATTCTCGCCTGATTTCAATGTCAAGTACAAAACGGGGTCAAAACTGCACCAAGCAATCGGTTGGATTCTAGGCAAGCTGGGGAATCCTTTGTACAACACGTCATACGTTACCACACTGGGTCAAACAACCTATCTCCCAAGCTCCTGCGATCAAGGCGTTACCCCTAATCTATGGCAAGTAATTTTACACGAGGGCATGCACGCAAAAGACGCCAAAGCCATCGGGATTATTCCATTTAGCGCAGCTTACCTTATGCCCCAGTTCCTAGGTATCCTCGGTGTCTTCTATACCCTCGTGGTTGGGCTTGGCTGCTTGTTTGGCTGGCCCTTGGCTCTTCTTTGGGGCTGTACCTCTCTTGTGTTTCTAGCGCCTCTCCCAGCGTTTGGCAGGGCCTATGCTGAGATCCGTGGGTACACCGTGTCAATTGCTGTTTCTTATTGGGCCGGTACCCTTGGGGACGAACAATCCTATTTGGATTGGCTTGTAGATGTTTTTAGTGGTGGTGCTTACTATTTTATGTGGCCAGCAAAAAAATGGGTAAGGTCATACTTCGAACAAAAGCTCCAGGAGCTAAAGACCGGCCAGTTCCAGCTGGACGCTTACCTGGCCGCTTGCAAGGTGTTAGCTAAGGAACTGTCGGCTTAGGCAAGGTAACGTCCACTGGTCTCGCCACTGGTCTCGCCACTGGTCTCGCCACTGGTCTCGCCACTGGTCTCGCCACTGGTCTCGCCACTGGTCGGTTGTACTGGTTCAGCCAGTTGATGTAATCCGGGTCTTGCTCAGTAGCTTTTTCGAGTCCCCCAGCCAACAGGTCAGCAACAATCTGGTTTCCCAGGTTCTTGCTTTCCCATGAATTCAAGTCCAGCTTCTTACACACCTTCCCTAGGCGTGCCAGGGAATGTAGCGGCCAGCGATGTCCAGGGGAATAAAAGGTGTTCTGTACTGCCATGGCGGCGATGAAGTCAGGGTGTACAAAAGCAACAGCTCTTGCTTTACCGAATGAGTCAATCGAAATAGACGCTGCCACCTTGCAATGCGCAAAATCAAATCCACTTGTCAGCTCCTCGATGTTGCAAACGGGAGATTGACACAGCTGTACTTTGATGCCGTTGACCAGTTCTTCACAGTAGTTCTTGCCCTTCAGCTTGCCCCTGATGTATGTATAATACGGCTCAACGTCCCAGGGGCTGGGCCAGATATCGATATCATTAAGCGGGCCTCTAATTAGAGCCCCTCCAGCTACAGTGAACCTTACAACGCCAACTGTCTTTCTCATGAACTGGATAATCGGCTCTGTAACCTCCAGAGCCCTCTTTACAATTTGCCCCTCCACGTAAGGCTTGACCCAGTCCATCCCAGACCGGTCAGGCGTTTCTTTGCATGGGGAGGAATTGATGTAGTCGCCTTCTCGGTACATTAGTTCAGCACCGTGTAGATGACCCAGGGAGCGATTGCCCAGGCTAGAGGGGCCAGGGCGAGGGCCAAGAGAATGGTAATTATTGACATACTGCCTCCTTAACGATTTGTTGTACGGTTTCTTCGATTAATCTCAGGTCAGGGCTAGAAGGCAGTTTTGTCTTCTTGAGGGCAACCTGGATTAGGCTTTCTGCATCAGAAGCCCAGGCCTCAATCTTTTCGAATGGCCAACTACCTTGGCGGACTTCGATTGCCGTCGTCACCTCGGGCGGGGAGGCTTCGGAAACCCTACCGTGACGAGCGAGTATTCGACGTACATATTCATCTATATCGCCCTGGCTTGGAGTCTCAAGCTGTTTGGCTTCGGGTAACTGAAACGTGTTACATGTGCAGGCATAAGTCCCAGTGTTAGAGCAGCACGTCGCCTCACCCGCTTTCGGTGGTCCGTCTGGCCCAGAACCTCGTAGGGGCTGGTCTGTTTGATTAGTGGACATTTGGTTACCGGCACACGCAATTGGAACTGTAGCCAGACGAGATGTAGGTGTTGCCATCACCGAGACTAGAATGCGTTCTGTGCGTAATCATAGGGATTGCAACAGCCGCAAGAATACCTAAGATAGCGATAATAATCATCAGTTCGACGATAGTAAAGCCGTTTTTCTTGTTCTTCATTGTTAGTCCAATTGGAAGGGGGAAACGATAATTCTAGGTTCAACGTAAATTGGGGCAACCTTGTCACTATGGGGGTCCTTGCACATAACCCAGGTTCCCTCTGCTGCGGCTGGAGAGAATAGGCCATTAGGGTCAGCTTGAGGTACGGTAACCGTCGTGATGCCCGCACCGGCATAAGTTACAGTGTGGGCCTTTTGTGGGTTGGTGAACTGGGTAGCGTAAGGGATACCATAACCCACCGAGTTACAAAAGAAGACCTTCTTGCCCTGCATCTCATTCCAGAGGTAGGTATATGTAACCAAACCGTTTTGGTCACGAAGCTCTAGGATGTCCTTCAAAAGCTTGCGCTCCCTGAAGTTCTTGATAGCTGGCATTCCTGTCTGAGCTGTTCCTTCCTGGAGAAGCTTTTCCTGTTGGGCTCTTTGAATTTGGTCGCTGTCTGGCTTGCGTTCCTCGTCGCACCCCTGTTGAGCCATACACAGAGGCAGCAAGCACAAAAGCGGGATAATAGCAAATAGTTTCTTCATTTTACGGTCCTTTCTTAATGGTTGTTCTTTAGGGTTTCGACAAAGTTGCGCAAACTGTCTGGTACGCCAGCGTCTTCCATATTGTATCCTGATGCGCGACGCAAGATAATACTTCCTAGAGCAGCCTTGGCATTGGGGTCCTTCTCCTTAGTGTAGTCGAATTGCATATTTTCCAATTCTTGTACCATACCCTGGTTAAAAGAGCGGGTCTTTTCAAAAACTTCTCGACGCACCGCTTCTTGCTTGGGGGCGAAGAACTTATAAGTCAACAAATTCCCTCCCTCCACAAGAAACCCAATGCCGAAGAATAGTACAATAATTCCAACAATGCAAGCGATAACCTTTAGCGCAATCTTCATTTGTGTCTCCTTTGGTTTGTTCTGTGAAGTGAAGCAATCTTACCACAATCGTCTGGGGAGTCAAGCAACAATCTTTATAGTATGATCATTCCGAGTGATGAAATTTGCTACAAAGAAATTTGTGGTAAGTTAGGTAATAAAACTTTATACAAGGTGGGGGTGATCGGCGGATTGCATCTCGTAGAACTTCGGTCACCTGACGGTTCTAAACAGGTGATTGGCGCAGGAAGTCACCCAGGGGTCGCCAGAATGACAGCCAAGAGGCTGCACCCCGATATAGAGTGGACGGAGCTTGCCAAGTCCCAGGAGATTGACGAGAGGGATGTTTCCGACATTCTGCCTTTCTGGCTTGAAGTAGTAGCAAGCGCCCAAAAGAAACTGGGGTAACATGGCCACTCCTGGGCTAGCTCCAAGAATCAACCCTATCACCTTTCCTACCGCTAACAGCGTCGCTTTCGACCTAGACGCTTTCAATGACGGGATTAGGGCGCATGGGCTAAGGTTCGTCCACCTAAGGGCCCTTAGAGATCCAGTAGGATTAATAGATCGTCATGACGCACGTAGACCTAATCCTGGCAGCAAGGAAGCCTTGAACGGTTGTATCCACACTAGGGCCGGTATTGTAAGAGCGTTGTGTTTAAGCAACACCAAAGAGGTCAAGGCTTCTGATGCCGGTCTTGTTGACAGCTCCCAAGCACAGTTTACCCCTCTTAGTCAATATGAAGACACGGGCAAAAGGGTCTTCCTAGCCCCGTATGACCGACTATTGTTAGAGGAAGAATCTGTATTGGTAACAAGGCATGAGTTGGTAGAGGCATCTCCTACTGGGGTTGATAGGCCTAAGTTCCCAGCTGTAGAAATATTGGATTGTGTTGACGCGCGAGGCCTTAGATATTACCAAGGTGACGATTTTGACATTACTCCAGACGGCCTAATTGTTTGGAAAAGTCGTCGGCCTGGACAAGAGATTGATACGGGTAAAGGTGTTGTTTTTGGCATTAGGTATGTGTATAGGCCGTTTTGGATTGTGGCCAGAATGATTCATGAAATCCGCATGGTACAAACCGAAGTGTTTTTGACCGGTGAACGTAAGATGGTCCAGGCTCCTCAGTCAGCTCTAATCTATCGTGAGTTCTATTTTGAGTCGGAAGCGGCAGATTCAGGTACCAGGGCGGCTGAAGAGGGCCCCTCGGATGGTCAAATTACTTCCCGATAGCAATCTTGAGGTTAGGAGAAACACAAAATGTCTGACATCGTAGCCACCGTTGAAAATGCCGTTAAAACCGTTGAACCTGTAGTTGAACAGGCAGTCGCCCCTGTAGCCGCTGTAGTTGAGACAAAGGTCCAGGTTGTCGAGAAGACCTTGTCGGACCTAGCAGTGGAGGCCGTTCATGCCGCTGAAAAAGAACTTGAAGCAGCTAAAGCGAAGGCTGTGGAAATAAAGACTAGTCTAGAAGCAGAGCTTGACAAAGAAGTTGAACGCATCAAGTCAGAACTTACTAAGGTCCAGGCTATTTCGGAAGTCAAGAAAATTGAACAGGCCGTTACCTCTGTGGCAAAAGAAGTAGTTGCCGAAGAAGTAACAGCCGTCAAGAGTCATCCCGTATTGTTCAACGTTGCTCTTGCTGTTATTGTTGCCGTTGTCAGCGTTGTAGCTACCTTGTTATTTAAGTAACCTTGCGACGGAAACGCTTGCATGGCGCTGGATGGGAACAGTTCTTAGGCCAATCCTTGACACTCCAAGCCACAGCAGACTTAACGTTGATCCAAGCACGAGTGGAGGTGCGTAACCCTGGTCTCCCTTTTGAATAATTTCATCTGGGCCCAACTCACGCCACTTCGCTTTGGTTGAAGGCTTAACCGGCTCGGTAACCTTTTCCTCTACTAGCTCCAGCTCGTGATCTCCGTAATGCGTGGGCAGACCATCGATATTAACAGCATTGTTGCACTCGTGGGGGTACATCTGAGGAACAGATGAGGCAATTGTTACGACTAAATCTTTTCTTCCACCGAGGAGAATCTTGACGGTTTGCCCCACCTTGAACTTGGGCTCGGCGGTATTTTCCTCTACCAGCTCTAGCTCTGAATCGGCATATGGCGGCCGGTCTCCGTTCTCCAATTTAACTTCATTGCGCCACGCAGTTTCGCTGTAGTTTTCTCGAATCTTCGTAATAACGCCTCTTTGTCCTTGTCGAGCCTTATGAAGAATCTTTACCTTATCCCCAACCTTGAACTTGGTAGCGGGCTTGGGTTCTTCCTTCTTTTTTACAATCTTGCGGCGACAGCTTCCAACGTGCCAGGAGTACAGAACCGGATGCATGTCAGCAAATTCGGGTTGCTTAATAGGTCCCCATCCGTTATAATACTGCCATTCGTCGCCCTCTTTGAGAGTCTCTCCTTCCTTAAGGTAATAATACTGGATTGGACGGTAGTAGTTCTTGCCACCTCCCACACAAGCTGTTCTTCCTGGGCAGATAGTTGGTCGCGACTTCTCGCAAGCGTTTAAGGCAAGATCTCCTTCTTGAAGGATTTCATCTTTGTCTAGAAATTTACCTTCTGGTAGATTTTCAACAACGATCCTTGTAGTTGCTGGTACGTGTTCGGTATAAGTGTGTTGGTTCATGTAGGTCCTTTCGGTTGTTGAATGGATAGTATCAAAGGTTCTGGTAGCAGTCAACAACAATCTTTCAATAAAGAAATGCTACCGTTTTTCAAGGAAATACTAGGGAATCAAGGGGCCGAAGTTATAGCTAGGCTAGCCAAGGCTTCTAAGGATTTGGGGTACTACATGACCCCACGCATTATAGTTAGCTGGTTGCGACAATCGCCTTATGGGGAAGTCGTTGTCCCTGCTGGGTGTCCTTTGAAGAGTTTGGTAAAAAGTGGCTATGGGTATTCTGGCACAGCTGAGGTGCAGGGTCTAGATTATTCTTTCAAATATTCACAAGAAGAACACGTTGCGGCAATTATTGCCGTTGCGTCAAACCAAAAAGTAAAACCAGTTGAAATAAAGGATGTTGACTTAGCTCGATTAGCTAAGACGATTGATCTACTTGTCAAGTCAGCCCCTAAAGCTCCCGCTAACCAATACGAGCATACCGTAGTTGCTAGCAATTTGCAACCAGAAGAACCGGTCCAGCCTACTTTAGTTCAGCCCGCTCAGAACCAGACAAAGAATCCTGTCAAGAGCAAGATCCCGAAGTTAAAAAAGAAGCCGTTGCTTAATGCGGCAATTAAGCCTTTGAAGGTCACGAAGAGCGAAGCTGAAAACAGTTGTGTTATATGCGGTCAAAAGATGTTTAGTCAAGGTAAATTCGTTGGGTGCGTTTGTTTTGCACCTATGGCAAAAAGCGTCAAGACAATTGTAAGTGCTGGTGAGTATTTGCTTACATTTGACGACGACTGGGACGAGGACGCTTACCTGGCATTGATTGGAAATATCAAAAATGGAAACTAAGATTTGCCGTAAGTGTAAAAAAGATCTCCCCGTATCTTCATTTGGAAAATCGACCGACCAAAACGACGGGCTAAAAAGAGAATGCTGTGGAAAATAAAGAGCCAATAAAGTGGTTGGGTAGGCACATTGTCCAAGACCCAACGGACATCGATAGGTTGGATGCGGCCAGCAGCGTTCACGAATTCCGTGGGGGCCTTCCTAAGGAAGAGGCTGAGGATCGGGCTTATGGCGATTATCTAAACGACAAGGCCATGGATTCTTGCGCCTTCCACTACTTAGGTATGAGGGCCGCAGTGGCAGCCCAGCACGAACCAGCCGCCAAAAAACATGGGGGGGCCTACTCTTTGGCAATGAAGCATCTCGGTTTAAACCCGCTAGATGCTCCCCCCAAAGAAATACTCGATAGAGTCAAGGATGCCGACAAGGGACCGTATTCGTTCAAGGCGCACGCTGCGGACTCGTTCTTCCAGCCCAAGGTAGAAATCCCTGGGGTAAAAGAAGAGCCCGCAAATCGCACGCTAGAGCTTTTAGAGCGCCTTAAGGCCTTGAAGGTTAAGCCACAGGAGTAGGTGGCACTTCGTGAGTTGCGTACCAATCGTCTCGTGCGTTGGTAGCACCGTCGAAAGCCTTTAGGCAGTTAACCAGGTACTGTCTCGTGCGGTGGTAGCGCCATCAAAAGCCTTTAGACATTTGACCAGGTACTTGGCCAAGATGTAGTCTGGTGTGTCGCTACCGGTCTTAAGCTTGTACTTGGCCACCAACAACTTTAGCTCGTGGGTAAATGTAATGGTCTTTGCTGGTCCAAATTGGACAGGATCGACAGCTGCATCGGCCTTTACATCCGGGATTACTAGAGGCTTGGTCTGAATAGTTTCCTCACTCTTTGCTTCAGGTGTCAGTAGTCGTCGATAAATCAAAGGTTCCTTCCCATTGTTCAAGGTAGCCCTGTCACCAACGATAACTCCCTTACACAAGGACTTAATCCACCAGGTGTCATTCTGCTGATAAGCCCACTCGTCACCATTGGCAATCTTTTCTCCAAGATCTAGGAAACGATGCGTTGCGTCTTGGAGACGAACTGGGCGACGATAAACGTCCTCCTCATAGGAGGTAACAACATGGCCGTCCAGTCCGTATACCTTATCCCACTTTCCGCAATTAACTTCGTCAGTCTTCGCACTGGCGACTTCACCCACTTGAAGGAAGCGGTATTGAACCGGTGGAGTAGCAACTTCCTCAGGCCTGACAACCTCAGCGATCTGGGTAGGGGTCTTAGCGTGAAGGCGACGCCCATAGCTCTTGTATTGTTCGTCCTGCTGATTTACGACGGTTCCAGTCCTAAACGCTTCCTTTGGAGGGTTGGTTCCTAGCGCCCCAAAATACTTGTCACCCTTCTTAATAACTTCTCCCTCTTTCAAAAATCGGTACTGTGTCATTGTACTTTGTCTCCGTTTCTGTCTGATGCTTTTTTGTATTGTTCTGCGATTGATTGGGTGCAAATCTCAACTAGGTCCTTGATGCAGCTAGCCGCACAGTTCCTAAATTCTGGATACCGAATGGCTTTCATCGACCCCATAATGGCTTGCGTCAACTCTGTAATTTTGTCTGTCTCTTCCGAAATTACACTTAAAATCCCCGAAGGCCTCGACTGGTAGGCTTCCCTCAAAATAGGGATGGCCTGGCTTCTAAACGTCTCTAGACGGTCTTCAATGGCTTCGTTCAACTTTACCGTAGATTCAATGAAGTCCTTTTGATATTCAGCTTGTTGAGCCGCTGTTGGTTCATTTTGGGACTTAGCTATAGCCGCATTTTTAATGTTTTGAAGCTTCTTTTTTGGTAGTGCCATGTACTTATTGTACCTTAAGTTGAAGAATAGTCAAGTGATTACTCATAGTCACGTACACATTTGGCTACCCCGAACCTCGGCACCCCATATGCCGACAAATTTTGATACTGAATGGTAGCATACTTCCCAATGACGTTCTTAGAGTCTTGTAGAAGCCTAACCCTAAAAGCATCATTCCCCTTAGGACTGGCTCGAAACTCTTGCTTGTCAGTTGTCTGACACACTAAGACAGCCTGGCCCTCCCTTTTACCACGCCCAGACTCAACACCGGTAATCAGGAATTCGGCGTCCTGCATCTCTTTGACCTTCTGTAGGTTGTAAGATCTCTTGTTTTCATACCCGCCAGAAGCATTACGGGCCATAAGTCCCTCGTATCCATCCTCAAGGGCAGTAGCGAATTTTTCTTCCAGCTCTTCCTGGGAGCTTAGCTCGTATGTTTGAACAGTGACAATACACTGAGGATCAAGTTGCTTTAGGAGGTTCGACAGGCAGATAGTACGATTGACAAAACCGACAGTAGAAACCAAATCGTAGATCCAATACTGTATAACTTCGTGTCCTGGGGCTGGTTCTGCTTGTCGCGCCAGAGAGATAATCTTTTCAAAATCGTTCTTGTATTTGTGGACGTACAGTTCCCCATCAAGAACGATAGGGGTATTTCCCTCACAGAAGCGGGCGAATTTCTCAAGCTCCTTGACGATGTGCGGTACAGAAGTTATTGGCTTCCTGGTACGACTCCACAAGGTAACCCTTCCGTTTGGCTCGACAATTGCAATACAACGCATGCCATCAAGCTTGGGTTGTCCGTAGCAAGGAAACTTGATTTTAGCTGAATGGTCCCGGTACTTGTGAGCCAACATGGGATTGATACCGCCTAAGATAACGGTCTCGTCCACGGCTCCTTGTTCCGCTAACGCCAAATCGTGGACGTACCCCTTCTTTTTCTGCTTGGTCCACTTGGCCTCAGCCTCAGCTTCGGCTTGCTCCTCGATAGTGGTAGCGTTAACTCTACCTTCATTTTTACCAGATTTGATTGTCTCAGTGGCAATTTGAATGGCTCCACCGACTTGGCCGTGAGACACTTTGATTTCCGCTCCATGGGTAGATATGGCCCACTGCTGGATTTTGCCCGTGCTTGCTTTTTTATACAGATATGGAAAAACTTTCATAGATTCCTTCTACCTTTACTTGGCCTTCTTGGCAAGGGATTTCTTGGTGCGCTTGGCGATTTCTCGGTCTACGAACAGGCGGGCCATCCGAAGACTTGTGACAGAACCGTAAGAGGAATACCATACGTATAGCAAGGCTTTTTCGATATTCCCTGGCTTGTTACCTACGATTTTTTGCATCTGCTGCTGGCGCTCTTCAGTCTTCAGCTCCTTGAAGGTTTTCTTCCAGGCCGAGGGAGTGTCTTTCTTGCGTAGCTTCAGGAGCTTCCCCGTTTCTTGAAAGTACTCTCGGTTGATGTACCAGCGGGCCTTCTTCAAATCCTCCAGGGGACTCCATTTGTTTTCATACCGAAACAGGTACTTGAAAGCGTTGCCAGTGTTGAACCCTATCTTGCCGCACATTTCAATGGCTTCAATGCCCGAGGGATGGCTGGTGTAGTGGGAGGGGTGGTTGACAGGGTTGTTAGTGAGCTTAGACTTTTTTTTTGACATCCTTTATTGTACCTCTTCCTTTTGGGGTTGTAAAGCAAAAATGTTGGAGGTAGGGATTGCACCTACACCATTGCTTTTTCTGGGTCAGTTTCAGATTACATTCTTGCAGCCGAAGCTGGGCGGTTGTCTTTACCTCTGACACTACTAGAGCAAGAGTAGCCCTTAAGCCGCTAGCAGCACTTCGGGTCTCCGTTCGTTGGGAAGGTAGGATTCGAACCTACGAAGCCGAAGCAACAGATTTACAGTCTGCCCCAGTTGTCCACTTTGGTACTTCCCAGTGACTTGCTCTGAGAGTAGGACTCGAACCTACAATGTCTTTCGACGCACGGTTAACAGCCGTGTGGGTTGCCATTCCCCTCATCTCAGAATATAGTTGGGCGCTAGGTAGGACTTGAACCTACAACGGTCGTATTCGGACGAATTTTGACCATCCAGATTTTTCACTCTGGAGTGTTTACCCTTTCACCACTAGCGTCATAATTTAGTGTTGGAAGAAGGATTCAAACCTTCAAGTCCGACCTTTTTAGGGGCTCTTTTCTGGACTCGGGGCTAAATGCCCCTAGCGTTTATCGTTTCGCCATTCCAACATGTTGTCCAAGGGGCAAGATTTACACTTGCAAATTGTGGGCTATTGGTCCGGACCTATTCACCCACTCCGGTATCCCCGGCGCGTCTATAATTCCGCCACCCTCGGTTGGTGCCGGGACCAGGATTCGATACCTGGAACCACCTCATTTCATAGAGGCTGCTGACTTCGCATATCCCGGCTATTTAGTTTTATTCAGTAACTTCTGGCGGAACAACTACTGTGACCGGTGCCACCACGAATGCCGCCTTCTTTAGCTCTCCAAGGCGCTTCAGTGACATTCGCATACGATACTTTGAGAACAAAGCCTCGTTTACATCCTTTGCCGTTGCCCCTGTCTTAAAGGCAGCTGTTGCTTCTGCTTCTCGTTCTACTACAAGGGTCTTCTTAAGTCTTGCCATCTGTTTCCTTTCGATTTTGTAATTATACTATAGTTCTTCTAATTGTCAAAGGTTAATTTGAGCTGAGTGGTGAGATTCCTTTTCATCGACTAACACGTTGCTTCCAAGCATAGCGTCAAGTCGGGCCTTCTGTAGGTCACTTAGGGCTCGTTAAGCTTTGGAAACTGCCGCAGCTTGTCATTCTTCTTCAGGCCGGTGTTTACGCTCGTTTTTCCCATCAATGTTTGTTCCTTTCGATTTTGTAATTGTATCAGGTTTCTAAAAGCAGTCAACAACAATCTTCAAGGGGATGGCAATACCAGTCCCCAGTTCATACCAACAAATTCTTGGCTCCCAACTAGGGGTTGTGAGGGCCAGGTTAGGCCTGCGCAAATTTAAGCCCGGTGGCCAGCTGCTGACTATTTTCGAAGCCGCTGCCCAAAGTGACGCCAGGATTTCTGCTGATATTTTCAAGACTTTGCTGTCTCAGGACCTAGATAGCTCTGAGGGTTTGGCGCTGGATAGGATTGGTAATGATGAAAAGGTACCCCGACGCAGCAAGAAATCGGCCAGGGGCGAGGTAACGATTTCTGACACTGCGTTTCTTAAAATTGCATCTACTGTTTATCATGGCAAGGCTGCTCCTATCGTGGGGTCGGTGTCGGTATATGTAAGTAAAGGTAGTTCGTTCGATTTGGCTCCTTCCACAGGTCAAGTTTACCTGGGCCGAGGAACCCCAAACTACGAAGGACCTCTTACCTATTCTTCTAAAACAGATCTTGGATCTTACTGGGGTTTAGCTACCCAGTCAACTACTAAATTTCATAATCAAGGCGAGTCGGTAATCTTAGCTCAAGGTGGCAATCGGCCTATTCAAGTAGGACAAATTGTGTCAACTGCCCAAGGGGCTGCCACCGCACCCGTCACCTTTTCTGTAACTGAAGCTTCCGCAATTCCAGATGGTGAAACAGAAGTCACCCTAGTCCAAATTGTCTGTTCTGTAGACGGAATCGCGGGAAATCTTCCTCCCAATAGTATCGTCTCTTTTGGAAACGCCAACCCCTTCGATACGGCTCAAATAACCAACCCCACAAAAATCAGTTTTGGTAGAGACGTAGAGCAAGACAACGATTACCGAGACCGTATTCGTCAAGCTAGGGCTAACAAACAAAGAGGAATAGCCTCAGCTATCAAGAATTCCGTTATTGACGTTACAGCTTCGGACGAAGCATCTTCAATTCTCTCGGCCAATGTCGTCTCCCGCAAGGGAAAACCAACCGTCCTGTATATTGATGATGGTAATGGGTATGAAGAAAAGTCTGACGGTGTAGGATATGAGCCTATCGTAGACGTCGCAACTGGTGGCGAAACCGATTTCCTGACCATCTCGTCACCTATCTCACAGGCCTTTGTCGAAGCCTCTAATCAAGCGCCTTGGGCAATGCCAGACGGGACAAGGCTTACCATAAAAGTTGGTGGAGTAGCCTCCACACATTATTTCGATAGTTCTTCTTTTACTTCGCCTTTGTCGGCTTCTTCATTTGACGTTGTTTCGTCTATCAATTCCAACAACAATCTGTTGTTTCAGGCCAGACTATCCCAAAACACAGGCTCAGTAGCTTTCTATTCAAAATCAGAAAACAACGATGACCTAGAGGTTGTCTTTGGGACAAATGCTGAATCTGATGCTGCTATTATCTTGGGGCTAAGTAACACACCTACATATACCACATCTCTCTACAAGAACGACGTGTTGCTGTCTAAAGACGGCGAGTTGGCCCAGGTTGCCTCAAACTCTTTTTCAACCTGGAATTCTTTGGCTGTTTCTGAGACTCTGGAAATCAACACGGACTTTACCGGATCGATTGTCGTAACGATTACTGACACAGATTTTCAGGCCCTGGGATTTCCCCTTCTAGGCAACGCAACTCCTCAGGTCTGGGCCCAGGCGCTATCTCTTAAAGTCCCCGGCATCACAGCAACTGGGGTAAACGACAAAGTCGTCCTCACTTCAAACAAGGGCAAATCTTCTTTGGCCTCGGTTGCTATCACCGGAGGTTCTTTGGTTTCAAAAGGAGTCTTTCTCGTTTCTAGTAGCCAAGGAGTCAACAATGATTATTCCCTAGATCGTTCTGTAGGGGCCATTGCTATCAATACTCCTTTAGTGGAAAAGGATCGCCTAACATTGGGTACTCAGTGGGCAGAAGCCTTCATTGAGACTGATTTTGGAAGTTCTACGTCTTATCTATCTACTGATGCTGCATATTATTTAACAGTCGACGATCCTGATTCGGTTGTTATCCCAACCAGCAGATTCCTTAACGGCTCCTACACAGCCCAACTCAAAAAGTGTTCCCCACTGTTTAACTCTTTCGATATTTGTGATGGAACGGCCCCTGGGCCAATACTACCTGTAATTCCTGTAACGGGCCTCAAAGAAGGCGACTGGGTTATGTTCAACGACCCGGCTTTTAACTCTGTTCCTTCGTGGAAAGGGACATATAGAAACACTGGAGACGGATCTGTCAGGGTTATTAAAGATGCCGACACAGCAACTCGTATTGGCCACACTTCTACAGCTTTGAGTGGAGTGGCAGACTTGTTTGTTTTGGTTTGTGGGGGTTTGACTTCTATCCAAAACGGTATTGGTCTTCCCGGCGCCATCAAGGGTCGTGGGGTAACAGGTAATAGCTGCCTTTATGACGCCGGTACTGGAAACTGGATCCAGCTACCTAACTTAATTACCCCAAGAGCTTACCACACGGCTACTTTGCTGGCAAGCGGGCAAGTTTTCATTACTGGTGGATTTGACGCATCCGGCAATCCGCTGGCATCTACCGAAATTTTCGACCCCACCACCAGAACCTTTACTGCCGGACTACACTTACCGACAAGCGAAAGCGACTCCACCCCTCTCCCTAGAGCCCACCACACAGCGACTCTAATGACCAATAATATGGTTTTGATCGCTGGGGGCTGCTCTGTCACTACCATGGGGGCAGCGGCTTTAAACAGCACCATTCGCTACGAACCAGTCGCCAATGTTTACAGCCATTCAGACACCATGACCGTGGCCCGATATGGTCATCAAGCTGTAGTAGACCTTACGACAGGTTTTGTTATTGCTATCGGTGGCATTTCTACCATTGCATCTCCAGCAACCCCAATAACCAGCGTAGAAAGCTACAATGACTCTGCCCATAATTGGACAGTAAGAACAAGTATGGGAGTAGGTAGGGCCTTCTTTGGTGCAGCTAGCGTAACCACCAGCGGAAATAGTAAAATTGTTGTCGCTGGCAATACCGTTCATCCATATTTAACTAACGAAACTTTGCCATTTGGAATTTCAAGTAACACGTTCCAAAGCTACACTCAAGCTACGGCCACTTGGGGCACTGTAAAAAACATCAATGCCAACTTTTCGACAATTCCAGTACAAATTGCACAAACAGACCTGGTGAAAAACGGCCATTCCGGCACCGTGTTCCTCGGCGGAATTATGCAAACATTGGCAACCTATAATGTCACAACTGACGCCTGGGACTCCTACAGCGCCGACCCTGGAATTAGCGAATACATTGCTAGCAGAGAAGGGCTAACAGGAGCAGCCCCTATTAGTGGAGGTCCTAAGGGAAATAACTGTCTTTGGTTTGGTGGAGCTATCCCCAACGGAATCAGTACTCGAAGCTTTCAGGGTATCGCCAATGTCGACTTCCTTGATACTGTATCTAATCTAAGGAACAGACTTCAATTTGGATTTTCAGCCTTGTCTTTGACGGAAGGTAGGGTTATCGCCACAAGGAGTAAGACCCCTCCCGAAACAATTGTAGTCCCTGCCAATGGTGGAACAAATTACACAGCCCAGTCGTTTGCTCCAGCCCTTAACCTAGTGGCAAGTGATGAAGTGGCCAAGGTTCTTCAAACTACAAAAGTCCGTCTTTCGACTCTTACGTCTCCTGACGGGTCAATTTCTATAATTGACAAAGACCACTCGTTACCGATCTTCTCCCCACAAAGAACCGTGGTTAGTCAAAGGTCTCAGTTTGCTACAGCTGTATCAAACAGCGAAATCGATGTTCCGTCTGGTTTTCAACTCCGCACAGTGTCATCGAAGCAAACCAACTTAACGGGATTGCCTCAGTCTATCATTCTACCAGACTACAGCGAATTTTTAGGGACACAACACGCCCCAGAATCCTTAACCCCTAATGGCCACGTTGTTGGTCTAAAAAATATTCCCTATGGAGGGGCCCCTGCCGACTCGGAGACTCAGGGAACGGGCTTTGGTGACGCAAAGGGGATAAAAGCTGCCATAGGTACTTTTAGTAGCCCTGGAATTATAACTGAAGCCAGTACTTCTACTCGGGCCTCTCTTGGATCTTACATTGGGCTGAGGACTTCTATTCCTGTTACTGTCGGGAATCCTGTATATGTAGCGGAGCCTTTCAAATTTACTTCCGCTGACTCTATCAACATTACAATTGACGGAGATGTCTCTACCAAGAGATTTACGATCCCTATGTCCCGAAAGATGGCTACCAACGGAAGCTATCAGTCCCCCTTGTCATTAAAGGACGCCGACAACTCAAACCACACAATTTCTACGGCATTCGGGATAGGGTATTCGTTTGATGACTTTGCTATTTTATCTAAAGCGAGGGTTATATCTAACTCTTCTGACGTTAGCAAACGGGCCATTTGGAGGTACTACCGCTACGGTGAAGAAGGAAATAACGCTACCGTAAGGTATGTTTACCCTACTGGCCCTAGCCAACCTGTATCGGTAATTTGTAGTGCTGTTCAAAATCTATCAGACTCGTCTTACTACAAAGGTATCCAAAAACTTGGAATTGATATCAATGTCGGTAGCGGTGTCTTGAGAAAGAACAGGCACCTCTCTCTAGATACCAGGCTTGGGATAGCTAAGGTTAGCTCAGGGTCTTCTCCAAATTTGTGGTCCGTGTACCTGATTGCCGGGTATACCGTTACTTCTGGTGTTAGGGGGACATTGAACGGAGACACCACCTTAACCATATCGGGGCCCCCTGTCGGAATAGGTATAACCAGCGGAGCTGTGTTGTGGTACGAAGGAACGTCTCCCACTTCGTCTACTTTGCAAAGTGGGCAATTTACAATCAAGACCATTTCTCCTGGGGCTCCTGGGGTGTGGACAATTACCATTGATTCATTGTCTCTAAACGACGGGACAGTTTGGGCAGCAGCGACCAACCCAGGAACAATTAGCGTTGATCCAAATCAAAGAGCAAGATTCGACGATGAGGTTGTTGTTGGCGATTTTGTGTCATTGATAGACCCCACAGGGACATTAACCTCCGACACCGCAAAAATTTCTTCTATTGAAACGAACCGCCAGTGGGTATTGTGCGCTGCAACAAACTTCAATCCAACTGCGGTTAGCACAGTCTTATACAAAAATCTAGTGAAGATAACCGATCTCCAGATCTTTGCCCCATCCACAAACACTGTAGCCGCAATTGTCGCTGCTGTAAACGCAAATCCAAATAGCCCAATTCAAGGAACCGTAACCGGCACAGGAGCAGGGGTAATCGCCGATGCTGACTGGTATACCTACACCCAAGCGGACTTTAGATATGAATTGACAGACGGCGTCAACTTTGTAAGTAATACCAACAAGCCAGCAAACACCGGTCTCCAAACAACATTCGACCTGAAACTACCCGTAAACAGCGCGTTAGCCGCCAACAACGACTTCACTAATGAGACATTTTACATTGTTCCACAGCTGGCGAAATCCGTAGTTCAGTGGTTTAATACCCCAGCCATAACCGGTCTCTGGTCGGTTGCTACGGTTACCACTTGCTCGGCTGGTAACAAGGTCCAAATTAAATCAAATACTCCTGGAATCTCTGGTTCGGTTCTCGTAGAGGGTGGTACCGCCAATCTAGCAACCGCCGCTGTAGTAGGTACAGCTAAATCCAGCTTTTTTAACTCTGCTCTTATTAAAGGGATGGTTGTTACTACTACCAAGGCAGAGGCCGATGGCTTCTGTGGAAACTCTTGGGTGGAACTTGACAACGTAGAGCCAATGACCAAACTAAGCGACACCTCCTTTAACTGGAGCGGAAACTCCATTGCTTACATTGCCCCCAATGGAGCTGTAACGTTTTCATCATCTCCCTATCTCTTTTCTGATTTAGGAAGCGGATCTCGGGTGTTCTTCACTGTTGAAAAGGTGGGGGAATACACCACGATAAACTTTACTAAGACCCTTGGGGCCACCTTCCCCATTGTTACGAATTCTGGAGACTGGATACAAATTACCGACGCTGGAAATGTCAGCCCAACTAATCAAGGGATTTTCAGGATCTTAAGGTTCTCTCAAACGGAATCGGCTTACTCCTATTGGATTGATAACCCCAACGCAATAGAAGAGCTGGGGTCTCAAAGCAACGTTTATATAATCTCAAGCAATAGCCCAATCCCCGGAGACATCCTGTCTATCAACAGCGATGCCTTCGGAGAGGCTAACCGGGGGGCGTGGCCGATTCTGTCGATTGACATGACCGGCAATACAATTACTCTGGCTATCACCTCCAGATCACCAAACCTTTTCGTTGGCTCTATCCCTACCTTGGTCAAAGACGTTTCTGTTATCGACAAGGAGCCAAAAAAAGCTATCAAAAAGGTTCTGTGCGTGGCTCCAAATCAATCCAATCCTGGGTACGCAGATATTTTGTTGGACGATTCTTCCTTGCTTGAGAACTGGAGTCAAGACGCCGGAACAGTTATTTCTTCCTTGAGCAAACTAGGATTCCCCAACACAATCCAAACGGGAACTGACGCATATAGATACAACACCGGACTAATTGCCGAGGCAAAAAGGGTCATCTACGGTGATAGTGCTGACGTCGACAACTATCCTGGATATGTTGCTAATGGGGCCCAGGTGTTAATCCAAGGCCCAACAATCAAGCAAATCAAAGTAACCCTACAGGTCCGCCTCCAAAGCAATGACCTAAATTCTGCTGATACTGTAGGGGCTATCAAGTCAGCTGTAGGAGGGGTAATCAACGGCTCTGCTGTAGGTGTTCCTATTGCTATTTCGGACATTATAACAGCCGCTCAAGGCATTAGCGGAGTCATGGCGGTTAGCGTTATTTCCCCAGCTTACGACTCTGTGCGTGATCAGATCCCAGTAAGGGGACAAGAGAAAGCCATGGTGGTTAATTTCGATACAGACATTCAGGTCCTTGTGGCAGGCATCTAATGTTGTCCATATTGGATGTAGCAAGCAACAACTTAACAGTTACGATTGGAAACCCTTTCGTTGTTGCTTCTCTAGAAATCTTAACTGACCAGAACCTGCTTGTTTGGTTCACTAGAAATCCCACTAACGCAACCAACATAGCTAACTACACATTGAATGGCCCCAATGCCAGGACAATTGTTCTTGCTCAGCTACAAACAGAGACTAATGGCATCGGTTCTTTATACAACACTGCGTCACGTGGAGTTAGGCTGTATACAGACCTACCCTTAACGGTCGGGCAGTGGACACTTTCTATCAGCGGCCTTGTCTCTCAAGATGCCGATTCCTTGCCTATACCTACAGGGACCAAGCTAGTATTCGATTTGGTGGATAAGTCTAGTCAAGGAGATATTGGATCTGGTCTGGTGGAGTCACCTGTATCGAAATTTATTCCAAAAATCTTCAGGGAGAAGACGGCCTACAAAGCTATCATTGCCGGAATTGAGGCAGGTGATGAAATTGTTCGGGACCAAGCCAGAACATCTTTTGACCAGGGGTTTATCTGCACCTCTAGTGGGAAATACCTGAACACAAAAGCTGGAGATAGAGGAGTCCCCAAGCCAACTAAATTGGGGATTTCGGACGTTGCGTTCAGAAAGCTGGCGATTGACGTAAGTAACAGTAAGTTGACTAACGATGCCATAATGTCTGTTCTTGAAGTTATGTATGGAACAGAATCAGTCAGGGCTTTCGTTGAAACGACTCTTGGCGGGTTTTTTGAAGTGTTCGACAAGGGGGATTTGGACATCCTTATTGATGGCAAGACCCCCCTAAAATGGACGTGTAACCTTTTTGACTACAAGAACCCACTACACGTAACCCCCATTGAACTTGTTAACTCGCTAAATCAATTCTTTGACAAGTCCGGTGATGTGGCATTTGCTGAAGTTACCTCCGACAATAAGGTCAGGATCTACAGTAACACCAAGGGGGCCCGATCCACAATCTCCATCCAAGGAGGAACCCTCCAACCATATTTGCAATTTACAGATCCCGTAGAGTCTGGAATCGTCTTTGAAGGGCTTGGAGCATACACCTGGGATATCACCAATTCTAGTCCAGGTATCGTTAGGTTAGGGCTTGCCTCAGGGACTTTCCCCTTTCAGTTTAGCAAAATACACATAGGCGATTATATAACTATCATAGGAGAAAACTTCCCCGTGGAACTAAGGGGTAGTTGGCCTATTGTTGGGACGAACTTTACCCCCATTCCGTCTGCCCCATATTTCTTGCAATGGATGGAGATTGAATCTTCATACGTAGTCCCCTAAGGAAACATGAACGTAACCCAGACATACCAAAAGGACTTGTGGCTTTGGAGGCCTAAGACCAAAAGAATCTTTGACAATGATCTTTGGGCTTCCTCTACCCAGATAGATGGCAAAGCCAAGGTTTCCATCCCGGCTACGTCCAAAGCCGTTAACAGGACCAATGGGTATGCTGCCTATTTAAGGGCCCCTTTTTATCTCTCTCCCACCAAAGCTATTATCCCAGCTTTGTCTCAAGCGACTAGAGCCAGCCAGCCATATCCTGACGCGGACGGTAACGTTACCAAAAGAGTTGCGGCCATCTATTCGGCCTCTCAACAAGTCATAACCTCTGATGGCAATCCTTCTCCCCCTCCTCTTTTTCCTCTGGACGTTAACAGCATTTTGTTGGTTGAAGGATCTATAAACAACGGTGGGGTGCCTTCTACACCAGCTATCGTATCTCCGCTAGCAACCCTAGCAGTAAAACCCATCGTGGGAGCGTTAGGCAAGGCAGTTGTAGGACGAGCCACCAATTCAAATGTTCAAAACCTGTGGTTTGTTGGCGGCAATTCAAGTTTTGGGTCTACTGCTATCTATACTCCTAAGACAGGGATGGACTTTGTTCAAGTAACCCAAAACGTTGACAACACCTTAACCGTTAGTTCTACCCTTATCGGAACCGCCAACCGTCTCTTTCCAACATGCTGCGTTATCGAAGGAGAGAGATACCTAGACCAGTTATTTTACACTGGGGGCATGACCTCTTGGACTGCCTTAAGCACAGGGACAATTATTTGTAAGCCCAACGGTACAGTAACGACTGCTACTGCGTGCCCCGAATCAATGACTCAGGCCTCGGCTATCAGTCTCCCTTACCCAAACAGCCTATCCGGTGCGGTAACGTCAGACTACGTTTTAGTTACGGGTGGATTGAACAGTGGACTTAACTCTTCTAAGACCTCGGTCTTCTTGTTTGACCCATATTTAGGAACTTGGAATACCTCTTCCTCTCCTCTTATAACAGCCAGGAGAGATCACAAGTCAATCCGTATTGATATTCAAAAGACTCTTACTAGGTCCGTTTTGATCGTAGGTGGAAAGACCGGGGTTTTCTCTAATGTTGGTCAAATTGCTCCTGGCCCAGGACCTATTGGAATTCCTCTTAATCAATGCGAAATAATTGACGCACCAAGCTCTGCTCCCAGTGGAGGGGCCGTTACCCTTACTCCCCGTAAGACTGGAAGCATGGCTGATGCTCGATATGCCTTTGGTATGACAAAATTGGGAGATGGCAGAATCCTTGTCTGCGGTGGTATTGGCTACAACCCAACTTACCCAATTGCAAGCAATACCGTAAATGAATACACCTATGAGCTTAACCGGTGCGAAATTTACGACCCCGAAACAGAGATTTGGTCTCCAATTCAGAGCATGTTGGAGCCTCACAGTTATTGTACTTGCCATTATGTGCCACAAGCGAACAAGGTCTACGTCTATGGAGGCTACACTTCTAAGCTAATCGAATACTTGGATCTTGACACTATGGTTTGGCATAATTCTTGTCACACAATGTCAACCCCTGTCGTGGCCGGGTCTGCTTTTGGAACTGCCTCTGGATTTATGGGCCTAATAGGTGGCGGGCACTACGACACGGCCTTAGGCACCTACACCCCTAATGGTAGCCCTGGATATTCCTGGAATGCCGTAAGTCCTAACGTGCCAGAATATGCAAGGTACGACGGACTGAATGCTGAGTGGAGGGTAGATAGCTATGACTCCAACACTGACACACTGTACCTTACATCTAACGCAATCGGTAACTATACCAACACCAACGTTAGATGGTCTGACGCGGCTAGTGATTCTCAAGGGGCTTCGTTCGTTCTGGCAAAAGCTGTGCCAAGTTCAGACATTGATATCATTGGGCCTTATATTTTTGATTTGACGCAACCTTTTGCGATCTCTGGAACTGTGTTGATCTTGAACCAAGAAGTGTACAAAGGTCTTTCGTACAATGCCCTTACGGTGACCGCAGGAGCGACTTCAGTAGGGTCCGGGTGGATAGTACTCAACTACGGGTATGCGAGCCAGGAGGGCCCTATTAGGTGCCTTGGGGCGAATGATGACCTTACACTTGAAATTGATGCCGGGTACAAGTTCAAGAACAACCTTGGGTATGGCAGTGTAATTAACGTATTGTTCCAAAGGGCTGCGTTTGAGCCAGAATCACCTGTTGGGTCATTTTGGGTAACTGCGTCAAACGCGGGTAGAGCCGCTGCAATTGACTTTTTGGGTCAAATCTCAGCGGCTGGTATTGAATTAGACATTACGACTCGTTACCCAGGAGATCGGGGACTCGGGGCTGAAGGTCTCCCCACCAAAGACAACTACAAATTATCCGACTTAGTAGAAATCTTTGGTAGGGACGACGTAGACCAAGAACTAGAAGAGGCCCGAGGGTTAGATTAGACCGGTCGGCGAACGCGGATAACGCCGCCCCCGATAGAATCAGTGTAGGCAAACCATTTTTCTACCGTATACCCGATAGAGATGTCGGCCTTACCCCAACCACGGGTTTGTTGACGATAAATCTGGTCACCCTTACGGATAATGTCCTTGGGGCCAAGCATCCGATACTTTGTGGCCTTAGGAGCGGGCTTGTTAGGGCGGAAGTACAAATCTTCGTGACTTGAGTCAATGTCTCGGCCAGCGTCGCCAGTCTTAAAAGCGACGCCGTCGGTCGCACATACGTCTCCTTCTCGGATAACTGTTCCATCGCCCAGGAACTTACCCAGTTTAAAAAGTTGACTAAACACTTCGATGGCTTGAGCTGTTTTGTTCATGTTTTGCATTTTACTACTTTCTAAATGGATGTCAACAACAACAATTATGCCTTATCGATGTCGGCAGCAACCTTGGCAAGACCTTCGATATGAGAGTAAAGGGCCTCCAGCTGCTTTTCGGATACAATATCTCCGCAGTCTCCGTATTCAAAAACCGCTCCGTGACACAAAGCATTGTTGAAACCGCTTACGAAGGCTCTGAGTCCTCCTTGGATAATCATAGCTCGGATAAGACGCTCGTTCATTTCTACTTGGTTGGACAGCACAGGGTTTCTTAGCATTGGCGGCTCCTTTGTTGGGGTTTGATGGGAGAATCGTATCACGTTTTACCTACCTGTCAATAACAATCTTTGGGGGGTGGGCGTATCTAATCTAGTAACATCACCGCATTGTGTTGTATACGTAAACAGTGTCCCGTTTGCGCGCTGTTGTGGTCTTACGTATGATGTTATGAGTCCTAGAAAAGAGCTTCGAGGCATAGACGTATTGGAACCTGTGGAGCTGGTCCCGACTTCTCTGTCGATTAATGGGACGTTGCAGGCTTATAGGCTTCATCAAGATGGCGGCGCAGAATCGGCGGGGTTGATTGCTACTTGGCAAAAAATGACCAAGGAGAAATACGCTGCGTTAATGGTTTTGGACCGGTCAACTGACACGGTTTTGGTGCAGGTAGACAAGTTTTGCGTCAATAATCAATCATGGCGCGTAGTTCCAAAATCATTCGTCCTGGGAACAATTACCTGGAGCGGGTTCGGTTATAGCAATGATTCAGAATAGTAATCTTGAAAGGCATGAAATGTCTAAGGATAACGCATAATGGCTAGTCTCGGAGAATTCAACTGGCAGGGCCAACAACGGGCTGACGCACCCCATCTAAAAATGTTAGAGAGCGGTGTCCGTGGCGATCTTGACGCATTGGCCTACACGCTGGTGGGGGAACAGCCGATGGTCGTCAAAGGCTTTGAGCTGCTGTCCAACCCAGTAGGCCTAGAAGCATCTCTAATCGCTTTCAAGGTGGCGTCAAGCAGAATTCTACATCCTCTCGCTTCTGAATCTGGGTCAATCTTCGCAGTCCCTAGCAATCGACCAAACGAAGTAATTGATCCAAACAGCAACCCAAGGGTACAGGGGTCGATTCAGCCAGGAACGACTACTTACATTGGCATTGACCTTAAGCGTAGTGCCGATGCTTCAACCGCAGACGTTGTTGCTTTCCTCGACCCTTCCCAGAATCAAGAATATTCCCAAAAAATTCCTCTAAGGCGAACACTTGATTATGTCTGGATTGTATCTCAGTCAGATTTTACCTTCAACCGTTCCGTTTGTCCAGTAGCGATTGTTACCACCAATAGCTTAAACGTAATCACGTCGTTTCAAGACGCTAGACCTCTACTAGGACGCCTTACCCCTGGGGGCTCGGTTCCTTCAGCGGTTTCAATGTATGGTTGGCCAGGTGGGCGTACTGAATCTATCACCAATCCAATCGCTGGCGACAAGGCCCTCAGAAGTTTCAAGGACGTGATAAACGCGGTCGAGACGAGGTTGTGGGAGCTAGGCGGCGGCGATTTCTGGTACTCTCCCACAGCCGACAGAAACGTTCATCTTCATACAGGTGCGGCTACATTTAGTTCCAGTGGTGAAAGCTTTGAGGTTGTTTTAGGAACGCCAAACCATTTACACTGGAAGGGGCTGAGTTTTTCATACGACAACTCCCCACAGTTCACTACAGCTATTGAAGATCAAATAGTTTCCTTTGCCGGTCTGACAGACCTAGCTTCCGGCGACTGTATATATATTGATCTAGACAGAACCTCAGGAACTCCCGCCGCTGTTCAAAAAGGGCAACTGTCAACCTTAGGAATTGGCTCGAAGCCTGGTTCAAGATGGGTAATTGCTTCTCGTATTGGAGACAATTTCTATGTTTCGGGCCAACCCTGGCCTATTGGTAGTTCTTTCGCCTTAGCCACAACTTCCCATGCGGGGATGATGAAGACCAATCTAGACATGGCTTCACCTAACCCGATTGCGGCCACTATTGTTCCCCCTGGGGGTCCGGCTTCTGGCACAGTTACAGGAAGAGGCCTGTCGAACAATATAGATCAAGGGACAGCGAGATCTCCTGGATTTGATACCAATTCTGATATTCAAATTGGTCGAGGGACCGCCTCTGGAGACAATAACATAGTCGTATATACTGACAGCGCAACTACCGGTACTTCCATAAAGGGAAGTGGAGATGTGGGGCATCCATTGCTGTCGGTATCTCACAACAGCATGACGGCTCTTAGTGAGATTAACAGCACTCCACTGTTCCTAAATACTTCCAGATTTGAAGGAACCAGATCTTGGGCTATTAGAGCGATTGATACGTTGCCTGCAAGTCCTTCGGGAGGATCGGGCCTTGTAACACAAGAAATAAAATACTTCTACAAACGAAGAAAAACCTTTAAAAGTAACTGTAGATTGCTGCAAACAGCTAGTGGTGCATTTTCCTATAACGACACCTCTAAAACTTTGACCAGAACAGGGATTGGTGTATTCCAAATTGACTCAGTTACACCAGCAATTAACGACAGGGTCTTAGTTAACGTTTCTGGAGCATTGTACAATGGTATTTATAAGGTAACCACATTAGGAACGAATAATCCTGGAGGCGTTCCTCTCGTTCTAACAAGAGATTATGACTGTGGAGGGCTTCTTAGTGCTACCGTCACAGGACTGGGATACGATGTTTTTGATGGTACATCTGTTAAGGTAACCGAAGGTACGGTTTACGCTAACACTTCTTGGATTGTCAATGCAACTCATGTGGGGGGTAGCGTGCTGCTGGATGGCACAATGGCTTTCTCGTGGGATCCAATTCCGTCAACTGAAAAAAATTCAGACCAATTATGCGTTATGTGGTTTGACGGTTCGTATACGATCATTACTACCGGGCCAGAATATCCATTAGTCTAAGGAAAACATGCCAACACCAGGTTTTATAGGAAACGGGTTTTACACATCTAAATTGTTCTTTGGCGGGGTTACTGATTCGGTAGCCTCTCCTTCGGTTATCTTGAACGATCCGATCAATCTTTCTGTAAATTATCGAGTTCGTGATCTTACCGTCAATTCGCTTTTTAATGTATACCAAATAACCTCGGACTTTTCTTGCCACAAGATTTTTTGTAGCGGAACCCTGACCTTGAATGCTGGAGGTTGGATCTCGGCTGATGCAGATTTACTTCATGGAGGTCCCAATCCGACTCAAGATGGATCTTATGGGTTCGGTATGGCTGGTGGGGTTGGGGGAAGCGGAGCAGGCGGCTCTGGACAGCTTTTAACTGGGTCAGCAGGGGCTCCAGATACGACCATTTCCCCCTTTCAACCTGTATTTTTAGGTGGTCCTGGTGGTAACGGGGGCACCCATGGTTCCCATCCTGGTGGGGTTGGAGGAAGCACGAGAGGTCTAGATACCATCAACGATAATTTTGAGGCGTCTATCTACGAACACGCTTGCCTATGGATTAATCCTGCCATTTATAGTGCAAATCCAACAACATTTACAAATTGGGCTGGCCACTACGCTCCAGGATACGCCATGGCCCCTATATGTGGCGGTGGCGGTGGTGGGGGCTGTGCTGATGTAGGAAGCTCTAATACGGGTGGAGGTGGTGCCGGTGGAGGGGTAGTATATGTGGCTGCTAACAGAATTGTCCTGAATGGCGGCGGCATTACTGCGAACGGTCAAAGAGCCGCTGCCGGGAATGGCGGCGGGGGCGGGGGCGGGGGTGTAATAGTCCTAGTAACAAACGAGCTGATGTTTGTCCCAGGGGCCGGAAGTATCATAAAAGTCGATGGGGGAGACGGTGGTGGGTTAGGGGCCTCTGATGGTGGGAAAGGAACTATTTTGGTGTTTAGCGATCAGTTAGTGGGACAATTCTCAACCACACAATTGACCGAATCGGTATACAAACAAGCTCTTGTTAATTTTCACAAGCAAGGCTAATTGCACGTCGGGCCCTTAGACAGAATGTACGACGGGGAGTTTTTGCAGCTGTGTGCGCAGAATCCACATGTTGCAAAATAGGTGTAGTCGCAAGCTCCGAATTCCGCAAAAAGTTGGCAATCAGTTAGTGTTCTCACTACCTTTTGCCCCGATATAGTAGTACCGTCGAAAAACATTCCTAGTGGTGGCAAAACGTCTTGGCAGGCTTCTGGTGCCGTTATCCCAATGAATATACCACTACTATAGATAAACGGATGGGGCACGGTGCAATTGTTAATTGTATCGTTAACCGTAGTTGACGTATTTGTAACGGTTATTGTCTTTGTTTGATCTGATGCAGAAATAAAGGTGTAGACAATAGTTTTTGTCCCCGTTGAAGTAACCGTCTCTGTTTGAGTTCCTGCTCTAAATGTCTGTGTGGCGGTGCTGCTTGAAGCAAGCGTCTTTGTTTGACTGGCTGTCTGGGTCTGGGTTGAGGTGTCCGTCTGTGTATTCGTTGCGCTTTGAGTCACCGTCTGTGTCTGGGTATCGCTTTGCGTTACAGTTTGACTCACCGTTTCAGTAACGCTTTGTGTCTTCGTTTGGGTGTCTGACACCGTGGCGGTCACCGTCCCTGTAGAGGTCTGGGTTTGCGTCACAGTGTCAGTATCGGTCTTAGCCGCAGTTCTTGTGTTGGTAGAGGTTTCTGATACAGTATAAGTGCCAGAACCTGTCCCATACCCCAGCTTTGGAACACTATGGGTAACGGTCTGTGTTAGGCTGTCCGTGTTGGTGTCAGTATCGGTAGGGAAGTTGGTTCCTTCTCCGCTTACTGCGCAACCTGTCAAAAGCAAAAATACTAGAATGATTGTTTTCATGTTTGAGGTCTCCTTAGTGGCATTACAATACCTCAAAGATTGTAGCAAGTCAACAACAATCTTTTGAACATGCCGCACATTCAGCTTGCCGACCAGGCCTATGCCGTTACCGGGGCCACTTACGGTACTTTGACGCTTACTGCCAATACAGGCTCCAGTCTGTCTACCCTCTACGTAGGGATGATTGGAACTATCCTAGGCCCTGCTGGTAGTCCGACCCACAAAAGGGTCGAAATCGTCTCTGTAGGTGCCCCCGGAACCATTACAGTTGCCTCTATGCCGTTTCAGTTTGAGGGTGGTGTACCGGTGCAGCTAGACCTCTCAGCTTACAACAACGGCTCCTTGACTTTCGAAGCTCAATTAGCAGACGTCCCTTCTCTGTACGCAACTTCAAATGGCAGCGCCTTTACTAACGTTGCGGCGGTTTTGATGGCTACAGGAACCGGCAAGACCGTAGACAACGTAATCACGGCTTTACAGACCCTAGGCCTATTCAAGCAATCCTAGCAAGTGAATGGCCTCAACAAGGCACAATCGTTTGCCGACAATTGGTTTTTTTCGTTAGCCAGGATTGCGTCCTTGGGGATTTTATCTCCCGGAAGCTCAATCTCTGTGGCCAAAAGCTCGTCATTGTCTTTAGCGAAGGTCTCTCTGTTTTCTGGACCGACAGTAAGGTTACCTTCAAGCGTTGGAGTGCCGTACTTAACGAATAGTTTTTGCCTTGCTTCGTAGTATTGCTTATTCTTGATGATTGCCTCCAAGAGAGTGTCCCCAAATGGCCAGGAGTATTTGACGGGCAGATCTAGGGCTGTCAATTTGCGTAGGGGCGCTCGGTCTTCTCCTGCCATGGCTTCTACTAGTTGGATTAGGGTAACTTTGATCATTGTTCTCCTGTTAACGAATCAATTTGTGGTAGCAGACTAAAACACTCGTACGCTTTCAAGCGCATCTTCAAAGATTCAAACCCGCCCGTGACTTTGGTGACGGACTCTGGCCGAAAGTCCAGCTGGGGCAGAACAACTTCGTAGTTCTTTTGGACCCTGGCTTTATCGGCCTGTAGTTTATCCCAGTTCTTAACGCTAACGCACTGAGGCTTAATTGCCCCCATAACCCTGTAGAAATCGTCAGGGGTGGTTACGTCCAGGGCGTTCAAAAACGGCTCGACTTGCTTCTTGGTTAGCCGCTCAACCCCTTTTATATTATCAGACGAATCTCCAAACAACGCCTTAGCCAGATAGATACGTCCTGGGTTGTCTATTAGGTGATAGTGCTCATAAATGTCAGAAGGTTCGACAAATCGCTTCAGGTTGGGGCTAAACACTTTTACGTTGGGAAATTGCAGGAGGCCTTGGAGGTCTTTGTCGCCCGATAAAATAACACAGTCCTGCCCTTTTATCATTTTCACAGCATAGGCGATGCCGTCATCTCCCTCTTTTGAGGGCTCTTCAACGTGTAGCCCCGGCCACGTTTTAAGGACAGCGTATGCTTCAGGGAGTGGGTTAAAATCTCTCTGTTCTCTGTTCGCTTTGTAGGTTGGAAGTATGATCTTCCTGGAATCCCTACTATTGGCTCCATCGTAGCAAAACACCATTCTTACATTCTTGCCAGACAACTCATTACGAAGGAAGGCCAGTAAGCTTGCGACACTTCCAAAGATATGTCCACTATTTTTGCCAGAAGACGTCAACAGTGTCGAATTAGCATACGCGGCCCGATAAATTAAGTTGCTGGTATCAATAATTAGGAAGGTCTTTTCTCTCATTGCAACTCCATACAACTGGATTGGAAAAAAGTTTTGAGAAAAATTCCATCATAGGTAAATTCCAGGCCTGAACCCTGCCACTACTGGGACTAAACTTTCCCTTGAGGTGAAGAACCCCTCCACCAGGAAGAAGAATTGGACAAAGGTCATGTCAAGGCCATAGGAGCTGTGCATTGATGCCCAGCTTATGGCGACACTTTCGTTCAATGTTGCGAACGAAGCTCCCTCTAACAACCGGTACAAGACAACAGACAAATCCGACGCGGGATGATCCAAAACGTATTCTGCGTTTGATCGAAAGAAGCTTTGCAGGTAACCCAGGTGTGAACAGGGACCGTCAGCTAACATCATTCTGAACATTAGCCGAAGTTCTTCCATCTTCTCAGAATCCAGATCTTCTAGGCCCGTAAGATCTTCCCAAGTATAGGGAATCGTTTTAGGGGGTTTCATGGCTCATCCTTAGGGAAGGCAGCAATTACAAGTTTGACTATCCCTGAACAGATACAGTATACCATCATTAGAGGCCAAATGGGTGTCGCCAGGACTAGCTCTGCTGCTCGTTTTACATCATAAGAATTATAAGACATTCCCCACCGTATCAGAGCTATCCATAAGTAGATAACCCCAAACACAATATATGCAGGAATTAAATTGTTCATGTCTTCTTCTTTCGTGGCTTCTTAGGAATTCTAGGTAAGGCCACATCATCACATGGGTTTAGAAAATCATCGATTAGTTCACTTAGCAGCATAGGCTGCGGTTCAGTCATTGATTTTAGCCTGTCTTGTTCGTCTGGGGTCAGTCCATCTACGGTCATTTGGTACTCCTTAATCTCTGGCTAGTTTACCATACTTGATACAAAAATCAACAACAATCTTGATGGTATGGGAACATTAGTTGTTGGTGGCAAAGAACTACAGACACCTTTCGATACGGTAACCTTTCTTGACAATCCGCAGTGTAAACTAGGGCCTAGGAGCGTTCGGAAGCGGGGTTCAGACGAACAAAAAGGGTTGTGTGGAATTATCGTACATACAACTGGAGGGATTCCTGGTGGCAAAGATTTGAGGCCTCAGGTGTTGAAGTCTGGAGCTGGGCCAAGTACGAACGCTGGTCCTAAATATGCTTCAATGTGGCAGACTGATTTATCAAAATTTGGTGGAGCGCACTGCCTGGTTGATTTCGACGGCAAGGTGTATCAATGCTGCGATTTGTTACTTGACGCAGCTTATCATGCTGAATTGGCCAACGGCAGGACAATTGGTATCGAGGTGTGTCAAGATCGAAGTGATGCCGGTCTATACGAAATTCAAGTTAAGTCAAATGTAAAATTGGTAAGCTGGCTTACAGCTCAATTCGGTATCCAAAGGCAGATTTGCAAGCTGCCATATGAAGGTAAGCCAGTCGATTGCCTGGCAGGTAAATTAACGCGATATGGTGTATTTGGCCACCGCAACCTTACCTCCAAACGAGGTTCTGGAGACCCTGGCGATTACCTCCTACAAGCCCTCTCCAATGCGAATTACGAGGAGTTTGACTTCGACACTGGGGAAGACCTCGAAATCTGGAAGAACCGCCAAGGCTCGCTTGGTCTTAAGCCAGATGGCGTTCCAGGTCCCGCTACAGTAGCCGCTCTTAAAGAAGCTGGCTATCATAACGGTCTTTGGGTTCCCGACGCTACTTAGTTAAAGGTCCCCCAGTGCTCGGGCTCGGATAACATCGAACCCCTCTTCGAATTCAAACTTGCCATCAATCCAAACCAGCTTAAGTTCGCTTTGTGTTTCTTGCTCTGGTGTAGCTTGGCTGATTAGCTCAAGCTTTCCTTTTGCATTCTTAAGGACGGCCAGTCGCCCCTTAGCAGAATTCTTCATACCATTGTCAGTTACGGGCTTCTTGAAGATATCGTAGCCCTTACCGTCAATTTGGACCCACGTAGCCTTCATGGCAAAACCAAAGGTATCCCGCGTTACGTATTGATAACAGTATGACCCAATCCCTAAAACCATATTCCCTGAAGCAAACCCCTTCTTGGCCAAACCTGCACAAATTGCCTCAGCCCGCTCAAACGTAATAGAATCACCATAGATACAGCCAATGTGGCTGTCCAGTAGTCTGTGCCCAGTAGCCGTTTCCGTGCCACCAAAGACGTCCCAGAGGCATTCCACGACACCTTTGTAAGCAGGACTGTTTACGGCAGCTTCAGGGTCACCGCAAATGATCTTAACGGGGTCTCCACTGTCAGGACGAATGACAACCTTACCATCACGCGCCACGATTCTTGTCTTGAGGGCTGGCAAAATCTTGGTCAATACCGCCCAAAGGTCCCAGGTGTCAGAAACGATACTAACAATACCTGAGGGATAAAGGTCTAGCAAGCGTTCGAAGGTTTGCTGTTCCGACATTTCGCCACCAGCGCACATGACGCTGTGCTCAGTTGCCGCAACGCTTCCTCCGATAAAGTAATCTGAAGGTGGGGCGTAATAATCCTCAATCAGATCGAGGGCAGGTACTGTATCTGTCCCAGTAAAGTACAACAAGTGCCCGGCCCCAGACAAAGCAGCCGCTTCAGGGCTGGCCATACCACGAAAGCTAAAGTCGTGCCCCTGCCAACCCACAAATCCGTTTGGGCTACCAGTAAGCTTAGCCTTCTCGTTCAACAGCTTGCGCATCTTTGATGCCGTAGTTGCGGAAGTACAAGGCATCCAAAGAACACAAGACATAATCGTCTCAAAGTAGTTGACCAACCAGGCAAAATCCTTGTGGGTGTTTTCAACTGTCAGCATTGGACAACGAAGAGGAACCTTGGAGCCTTCCTTAACCGCACTGAACTTAAGCGGTAGATACCCTAGGTTGTGAAGGGCTCGAATGTGGTCTGAGCCAATTTGATTGGGGCCCAGGTACCCATTAACCCGCTTGGTATACCGGTCGCATACTTCATCCACATTAGAAGCAAAGAACTTGTCCCATTCAGCCATCATATACTTCTTGAGGAAAAACTGAAGACCAAAGAACACTACTTCGTTCTGGCCCTCAATCCTTGACATTCGTGGTGTCCAGTTGCTGTATACAAATTCCGTACATGTAGGGTATTGGCGCCTATGGTCAAATTTGTATCCGTCAATTGCTGTTTCTGCCTTCATTAGTAATTTCCTCCCATAAGTCGTTCACAAATTTCAATAACTTTTACCCCTGGGATTGTCTCGGGGCTGTTTACAATCGAATCGGTAGTGTACACGTTTTCGAACACCTTTAGCAAGGACTTTGTTCCTTTACTGAAGATGCCGTGAGTTACAAAAAGGTCGGCCTTGATTTCTAGCTGAAGGAGTTTTTCTCCCAGCCCCAAGAATGTTCCGCCGCCATCACAAATGTCATCAACCACAAGGACCTTCTTACCAGCCTCACAGGCAAATGGCTCAACCCCAAAGCCAGAGATAGAACCGTCTATAACGCTACGTGTCTTCCAAGCATGAACCAGGGGAACCTTCCAAGCTTTAGCGAATCTGCTAGCTCGCTTTTCAGCTCCTGCATCTGGGCTGACTACCGCACAGTATAGATTATTACAATCCCAGAATGGAGAATAAGCCTGGCAAACAATGTCACTGTGAACAACCTTGCAATTATTGATAAGCCCGGAAATTACCTCAGAATGTGGATCCAGGATTGTCACTTGAGAAAATCGCCGCTCATTAATCATATTGGCGATTGACTTGGCCGTAAAAAGAAAGTCCCCGGTATCGTTCAGCCGGTCTTGCCTGGCTCCAGGGACACAGGGAAGAATAAGGTCTAGAAAATTGCCTCCACGCCACTTCCAGGCATCAATGAAGAACATTGCGGACATAAAATCCGTCATATGGAACGGCCTGACTACAATAGCCTCTAGGAAGGTCTTCTTGGGGTCTAGGTTTGTCTTTAGGATTGGAACATTGTCGGGATAAACACTACAATCCAGATGGTGGACCCCGCCTTGGTTATCTACTGCATATACATGTGAAAAGTTGGTCATGTCGGGTATCCTAATCTACTTGACGATTTTGGTCAAGTCTTTTTTGAACAAACCAGCCACGGGGCTATAGATCCTAACCAACAAAGGTGTGTCTGGGCGGTCTCGTTTGTCGTGGCTATCACAAATCTTGTTCCAAAGTACAACTGCGTCAAAAAGCGTTTTCTTCTCAGCGACCCAAGCAAAACTACACCTTGCGTTAGAACAAAAAATCGCTTTGATATCCTTAGGCTTAAACGAAAGCCCCCAACTTGAACCACACTTTGGACAGTTCTGAGGCTCTTCCCAGTTGATTAGATTAGGAGACATAGTGGCAATACTCGAAGAGTTCAAGTAACAATCTTATAACCATGACAACTCCTGACAATACTAAACAGTGCTCTAAATGTAAACGAGAAAAACCTGTGTCCGAATTTCACAACACAAAAAGATCCAAGGACGGCAAGGCCTCCTGGTGTAAGGTGTGTATGGCTATTCGGTATCTGGAAAACAAGGATAAGGTCGCTCAAAAAAACAAGGAAAATTCAACCTCGATTTCTGTTAGAATGAAAGCTTGGAGGGCGGCCAATCGGTTAAAGATAAAAGAAAACAAGAAAAGATGGGACCAAGAAAACAAGAATTGGATAAACACTCAACAGAGAGAGCGCAGAGCCACGGACATAAACTTCAGGATAGCCGAATCATTACGCAAAAGAGTGTGGAAATCGGTAAGGAAAGGGAAAAGGGCTGGCTCTGCGATTAGAGACTGCGGGTGTTCTGTAGGGTTTCTGCGAAGTTATTTAGAATCTAAGTTCCTCCCTGGGATGACCTGGGACAATTGGGGGCCGAAAGGTTGGCACATTGACCATATCACGCCACTGGTCGCCTTTGACTTGACAGAAAAAGACCAGTTTCTTGCAGCCTGCCATTACACTAATTTACAGCCTCTATGGTGGAAAGACAACCTTAGCAAGTCAGCAAAATTCTAGACACAGCCCACAATCCGCATGTAAGAGTCTGTTGTTATTTTAGCGGAGGACAAAGCTTGAGTTACCGATGCCCCCGTTTTCCGCATCTGGAACAGAATCGACGAATAAGGATACGCGGTCGCGACTGAGGCAAATTCTTTTTGGGATATTCTATCCTTTATACTGTTGTAGGTCTTACCGATGGTCTCTACGGTATCCACATGTTTTTGTTGAATTTCTTCAAAAATATCCAGAAGAGTTGGGAACGACGATATGGCTATTTTTAGTTCACTATACTCGCCCTTGCGGATTACCTCGCACATGCGCTTCTTGGACAACGAGTCCTTGGCATGATGCAGCATAACGTAGGCCGGTGACTTGATTTTGACCCGGTTAAAGTGGCTGTCCACTACAACGAACCCCTCGTGCTCCAAAGGGTTGAGCCCCTCAGCCGCCTTGATGCAATCTTCAATAGAATTGAGGGGGTAGACCTTGACAGAATTGAAGGCTTCCGGTTGTAAGGATACAGAAACCTCCTTAAGGGTATTCTTGTTTCGTCCACCGATAAGGTGTAGGGACGCTTCTTTGTGGTCTACCACGACTCGGTTGAGAGGCCCGGTAAGCTCAAAGGCGTAAGAAAAATCTGTCCCCAGCCATTCTGTCTTGCACCCCTGCTTCTCCCAGGTTTTCCAAAACAATTCTTCAAAGGTCTTGCCGTAATCACCTACCTGGCCGCTTGCGTCTGGAGTGCCAGAGGTTGCGACGTGCCAATCGTCGTCATAGTAATACAGTTGACACAACGATCCATCTTCTTTAGCCTGTACCTCAGCCGTAGACCAATCGATTTTGGCAGCGAGGGGCTCCCCATAGTTGAAGAACTTCCTGAAGGTATAGCAGATTACCTTCCAGTTGTCTTTTTCGTCCAGGATGATGCCTCGGGCCTCCTGGACAATTGGCTCCTTGAAGTCAGACTCGATTTGGCTATACTTGAACAAACAGAGCTGGTTATATCCAGAATGCCGCTTGCAGTCAATCGAATACAGCTCCTTGAGCTTTTCAATGCCGTTAGGCGTATTGCGCAAGAATTTTTGGATTTCGAGTTCCATGTAGGTATCTTACTCTCATCTGGCTAGATGTCAATAATTTTCGGCTCCCAAAAAGCAGGTAGCTCGTGGATGTACCCAGCTGGATTAGAAACAATCCGGGTATTTCCAATCTTGTAGTCCACCGGTTCATGGCTGTGGCCGTGTACGAAGGCTAAAATATGACTGTCGGCAATCAGTTCATCATTGTCGAACCCAACGAAGAACCGGTTGATAGAGCTTCGGCGGTATTTTGGATGGACAGAGCTGGAGCTAGGCAAATGATGCGACACGACGATACAAGGTTCGTCTTTGATACCGTGCAACAAAATGTCGAATCTTTCGTTCCTGCGGTAAATCTCTGGCTCCAGGCCTTGGATATACCCAAAATCGTTCATCAAGTCTTTGTAGTACCTATGGTCTGGTGCATCTGGGAACCACAGGGTCCCTGCCAACATAGAAAGGTTTCCTAATGCTGGAATATCTTGGCTAGTCAGGATTTTGGCCCTGGAAGCAACTGTTAGGTTGGGTATTTTGTCAGGAAGTTTGTGAGCTTTGATGTCAACTTCAGTAATTGATGCACTGTAGCATTCGTGGTTACCCAGTACATAGAGAACATGCCTCGATTTGGCACAGATTTCTCTAAGATTTAGCTTCCACCTCCAATGGTCAGCTTGGGACAAATCCCCAGCAATGACGGTAAGGTCGCAATCGGGTACAACCAACTGCGACACAAACTCTTCCCCACCGTCTCGGTGCATGTCCAGGTGGAGGTCGGAAAGTAGACAAATTTTCATGGGCCTACACTACCAGGATCTAAAGAATTGTCAATCCTTGATAATGCTCAAATGCTGCTTAAACAGCTTGGCCGTCCTGTTACCAATTTCCTTGCGTAGGGGCATGGTATCAACAACTTCGCCGTCAGATTCTCTTAAGACATCTTCTGTCATTCGAGCAATTACGTCCTTGGTCCTTTCGATGCTGATACTCTCGGTCTCTCCCATCTTGTCGAGTATGTGCTCAAGGCGCATCGGGGTAACCCATTCATCAATGATTAGAGCTACGCCTTCAAGAACCCGTCGTTTTTCCTCAGATTCAACGGTCCTTACAGACTTGGTCTCACGAAATTCTTCCCGCTTGTGCTTACAAATGATGCGGGAATTTTCATCCGTACCATAGGAGAATTCCATCAAGGGCCTGGCGACGATACCTTCACGCAGCTTGTCATTGCCGCAGCCGTTCCTGATGGCCTGCACTGAAAAAGCATCGCGTTCTGCGTCAAGAGCTTCGACCGTGGCCGGTACCCTCTTGTAATGAACAAACTCCAGGCCCAGGTTGTTGGCGTACTGTTCAGCTCTCGGGACCTCAAGCCACCTTTCGGCAACCCAGGCATCAAAAGCGATGAACTTTAGAGAAGGCCCATAGGTAGCAGACATTCTCTGCATCTTGCCGCCATATGCTTCACCATACAAAGTGAACTTTGTGTAGCCGATGCTCTTGATTTTTTCAAGGAGTTCTTCCTGGTTGAACAGCTTCACGAATTCCTCGTACTTGGCCCCTCCAGAGAAGAAACGAAGCTGGCTTCCTTCGGGCTTTTCGACGTCATAAGAGACATGAGCGGAGGTTCCATGAATTTTTTCAAGAGCGTAGCATTCCTTGAACAGGAGGATGTTTTTTGACGCATAGAGATTTTTAATGTGTAAGTAACCCATTGTGTCATACTCCTTGATGCGGTGTGTAGAGGTGGTGAGAATTGCACTCACGAATTTCCCGATTATAGATCGGGAGCCTTCGACTACTTGGCCACACCTCAGTAACCCCGGCCAGAATTGCACTGGCAACCCCAAATTTAGGAAATTTGTACTCTATCTAATTGAGCTACGGAGTTGAATCTAGAGGCCCTGGTTGGATTCGAACCAAAGTGACGGGTTTTGCAGACCCGCGCCTAAACCAGGCTCGACCACAGGACCAAAAATAAGAGCAGGCGATTAACCACTATCTTACAGCCTTCCGTATACGAGCGTATCTTGGTTGGCCGTCAGGAATTGAACACTGAGTTCCCGCTTTGTGATATGAATGGGAGTCGAACCCAGCCGGAAATATCTTACTCTTAAAGCTACATCTCCCCGGTTTTGATGACCTGAATCTAGCGGCGTTCCTTCCGCGTCGTCATTCAGAACAAAGCAGACCTCTCTGCCAGTTCATATCGTTATTTTGTTTTCAATTCGTGTATACTACCTCAGGACCTGTTTCTTGTCAACTTTTATTTTCCCCAAACTTTGTCAAGCTCTTCTTCGGTCAAATCGACCATTTTTCCATCGACTACTTTAACATAGTGGCCACAGCCCTGCCGAAGCTTTCCTGGAACCGCGTCATAATCGCCAGACTCCAGGCCCCTAATCAAGGCCTCTACCATATCTATATAAGCGGCCTTGCCGGTCATTAAGAGTGTTGTTGTCGAATGATCGAGTTTAGGTGGAACTTAACGCTACGCAAAATATCTCCTTCTGTGTACTTTGGATTTTGCTCCAATTCATCTATCATCTTAGCCAGCCGTTCTTCTCGGGTTAGCCCAGTGTTGATATCGATGTGTTCTGCTCGGTCGTCATAGAGTACATCGAACATTGTCTTTTGGCAAGTAACTTCTAACTCCTGCCCCAAATGCTTAACGCACCAATCCTTAACGGCCCTGGTCGAGGCCTCTACGTCGGCAAGCTTGGTGTACCTGGAATCAGGGCTAATGCGGGCCGTAAAAATAGTTACCTTGTCACCGTTAGCCAGCCAGCCTTTGACCTTTTCTAGCATTGCCGGGATAGGATCTCCAATATGAGTTGCGCCCCTCCATTCATCAAAATGAGCTAATGTTCTGTCTAGATCTACAAATCGTTCTCTCATGAGTCTCCTAGAATGAAAGAGATAGCTGCAAACCGGCCCCAGGTTGCGTATTGGCCCAGATACCAGCATTCAGGGGGCCAAGTACCTTGCGCTCGACAAAGCCGCCTAAGACGAGCCCTGGGACGCCTGTAATGATACCTGTAGAGTTGTGACCGTAACCTCCCAAGATACCGACATGCCAATTTTTAGTGTTGTCAATGATTGTTGTCTTAGAATGTTCCTCTGCGCGGTAGTCGTCCAAGAGCTTCTTAAAATCTGTAATTTGGCTTACCTTTGTTTCGTTGGTGGTATCTGTGTGTTGCTGTGAGTCAACGTGGGACTTGTCGGTCTCTGTCTCTGTCCTGGTACCGTCTGGCTTAATTGTAACTACCCTTACAACATCCCGGTCAACAAACTTTGTCTTGTCTTGGACCTGCTTCAAAAGCTTGTCTAGATCGATTTGCTGAACAACCTGGGTGTTCTCATGGCGTGTCTCAACCACCTTGTCAACAGTCACAATTTTAGTATGCTCCGGGGCCGTATACTTACCTCCTAGAAAAGCTCCAATAGCTACTAGAACAATAAAGAATGGCCCCTTAACAAACGCCTTCCAGTCTACATTCTTGAGGAAGTTCATTTAGCCAATCTTTCGACGGTATTGAAAAGGAGTTTCCCCATTAAGCTGTACTGTGTAACGGTGACCAATGGTCTTGCCTGCATTACAAGTTTTGTTCCACTTCTTTGTGTCTGGGTCATAGCACTCGTCCCCCAACAGAAGAGTCTCTCCTACCTCTAAATTTCTGTACCGGGGCTCTTCAGGCGACTTAGCCTTCAGCTCATTAATCTCGGCCATTGCGTTGGCTAGCTGGTCCTTGAGGGTTTTTATCTCTGCCTCATAAGTATTTACAGACACGTTATGTATGTCGCAAACATGTTTAAGAATCCCGGAAAAATAAGCAAAACGATTGTTGTCGATAGGCATACCCGTCAAATCACCATGGTGACAATTACTTTGGATAACAACGTCCTTCTTCCTGCGGTAGCACTTGAGATTGGCTTGAAATTTTGATACAATGGCCCCAATGTTACCATTCTTGACGGTCTCCCAGTATGGCTTCTCATAAGTGGAAAGCAGTACCTCGTCTCCCGCCTTGGTGAATTCGCCCGCCTTGAGGTAGAAATAGTTTGGGTCGTCAGGAAGCTTGTCTAATTCTGGCTTGGCTGGTGATAAAAACTGTCGACGAAATTGTTCGGGACAGTTGTTCCCGAGATTGCAAAACCCAACGTCTCCAACCTTAGCCTTCCATTGAGGAAGGTGCCCTTCAGATAGATCCCAACCAAAACGAAAGAGCCTTTCGTCCCCTTCAACAATCTTCTCCCCGACATCCAAGTAACGGTGCGTGTTATCTTGCATACGGATGGGGCGGCGGTACACATACGTGTTTCCACAAAAAAGATTTGTGGGTTCGGCCTTACGTCCAGCATAGCCGTGACCAATTGGCGACCAATCAAAAACTCTACCAGCGCTATTGGTACACTGCACCTCATCACCTTTACAGACAATTTCTTCTTCCTCAAGAAAGCGATACACGGGCTTGGGCTTTGGCGGGTCTACATCCCAGCTATTGAACCACATATACTTAGGGGGTTCCGGAATCCTGATTTTATAGTTTCCGTAGACAAAAACGGGATTTATGAGGTCATAGGGGCTATTTGCCATGGTTATTTCTTTCCTTTTCGTCTTTTTGTTTGTCCTAAGATGCCGTCAGCGAACCCGTTTTTACAGGTGTCTTCGGCGGTTAAGTAGGTATCATTGTCACACAGGTCTTTGACTTCGTCAATGGTTAATTCAGATCTTTCAGCTAATTTTTCGTAGTACTTAAGCGTCAAGAAGTTTTCTTCCTGCAACGCTCCACGTACCTTTTCCAGGGGTCCGTTAAAGGCACATGTGCCGTTGTGCACCATAAAACGGCAATTGGGTGAAAGCAAGCGGGTATCACAGGCCTGCAAAATCAATGATGCAATAGACATACACTCGCCATAACATTGTGCAATAACTTTAGATCTCGTGAGGCACAAAGCATCGTAGATAGTCCACCCGGCCCCTTCCTCGCCCCCACCACTGCTAATAATCAACGTAATGTTCCCCCTCCCAACTCTGTCCAGCTGCCTCAAGGCGACAACTACCTGGGAGGCCACCTCTATATCAACGGCCCCAAACAAGTAAATCTCTCGGGCATCTTCATCCATCGTTACGGTAACAGTGTTCATATCTACCTCACATAATGCCATGATACTCCTTATTCAATGTTGGAAATGTCTGTGATATTTCTGTCGGGGTTTACCCAGTAAGGCAATTCACCTTTCAAAGACTCCCACTTTTGACCATTCTTGCTTAGGTGACCAACAGAATAGTAAGGCGAATACGTGTTGGTGTAGGTGTTAAAGAAGGTCATCCCCGTGTAGTACAATAGGCCTCCATCCAATCGTGACTTAACGGCTTTAATCAAAGTAGGAGACCCAATGGCCCTAGAGTCAGCTGAGGTGATACCTTCGCACTTAGACATCATGATGCCAGTGGTGGCAGTTTTGAACAAATTGGAAGCGCCGTGGAAGTCTTCCATCTCGGGAACAAGCCCCTGACTTCTACCAGATTTTTTCAAGTGGGCGACACAAATTACTGGAATCTTCAAGACCTGGGCGGTTTGCCGGACCCTCTTAATCAAAGCTGATAATTCAGCGACTTCATTCCTGGCATCCAGGTCGACGAAGTGAATATGGTCAAGAACAATAAGCCTGGACTGCCCCTTCAGACGATAGACGGCCCTATCAAAATCTTCCATGTCAAAATCAGTCTTTGACCGGTAGTAGGCATGTAGGGTCGAGTATTGGTCTGTAAATAGCTTGTCCGCTTTGTCTCGGTACTGGTCTAGCTCTGCCTTCAGTAGATTTTGCCTCCACCGTTTGTAGCTAACCATTCCCCTAGGGGCGCCTGGGTTCTCTTCTTTGTACCACAGGGCCATGTACCCATACTTAATACGTCGTTCAATTTCGTAAGGTTCGGCCTCTAGAGCAAAATAATGTACAGGGAATTTCTTTTCCCTGGCAACTTCACTGGCGATTAGCTTCGCCATTTCTGTCTTCCCAGCCCCAGAAGTAGCACCCAATAGGATGACATCTGTCGGGAGGATCATTCCTAAGGCATCTTGGAGAAAGGTACAGCCAGCATAAGGAACCGCCATCTTTGCGTCCTCGTCCCTATCGGCTTCTTCTTCCTTTACCCGGTCAGCGACTGACATAAACGTATCCGCCTTCATTCCGCATATTGAGTCTATCCTTTGTAAGGCCACAGCGTTGCTTTGCCATAGCTCGAATGATTTTTGATAACTGTTTGAGTTGAAATTCTCCTGTAGATCTTTGATTGAAACGAAGATAATTCTGGCTTTAGCCCAGTCAGATAGTTTACTTTCTAGGACATCCCAAGGGTGGTGTTTCTTTGACTCGACGCATTTAGCTAAAGATCTCTTTGTCGCCTCTTTGATTAAATCGTCTTTGATTGTATCCAATAGCTCTTCCATGGAGTACGGGGCTCGCTTGTATGTCTTGCGGAACTCAAGGATTTTCTTGAAGGCTTCCCCAATTGGTGGCGAATTTATCCAGGCTGGGGTCAAGCCGAAGTCGTCTAGCTGGTCCCAAATTTTGGGTTGCATCAGCGCGTGACCAATTACGGCCTGCTGCTGCGGTTCAGAGAGGTGGATAGGTATGTCAGACACGAAAATCCATTCTACGCCTTAGGCGCTAAAAAGTCAACGGCTTCAGCCAAATATAAAGCTTCCCCTTCACCATAGGTTCAGCTGCTAAGATTGCCTTAAAGGCATCTTCCATGGACAAAGACCCAAGATCGACCTTGCCCTTTATTCTTTCGGGGAGTCGAATTAGACGAATGTCTACGCCATTTCCTAGCTTATCAAGTAGCGGGTCAAGTTCGGAAAATGCGTCGGGGTCTAGGCCCACATAGACGGTTTTGACGCCAGACCTAAGAAGAATCGCAACGTGGGCCGACGAGATAGCCTTCCCCATTGACGCAACGTTACCTTGATTAAAAAGGTGGCATTTTATACAGTCAATTGGCCCCTCACACAACACCGCCGCATCGGCCCCCTTCAGCCGGTTGGAAAACATAAACGCCTTGTCCCTAGGCAAATCAGGAGACGACCACGTTTTAGGCCTTTCTTTGATTACATCGTCAACTAGAACCCGGTTAGGATCTATTGTCCTGTACTGCCAACCCAGGAGGTCTGTCCCAACCTGCACTGGGAAGACCACAGCTCGATTCTGGGGTGAATATCTGATTCCGTAGAGGGTTGCTATCTCTAGGGGTATCCCACGGCCCTGTAGGTAGTCCTGGCCGCTTTTGGCGCCTGGTTCAACAATAGGTATACAATGGTAGGGCCATGTAAGTACAGGTAGTTTTTCCTCCTTAATCTCTTCATCTTCTTCCTGGTCAAGGAAATCTTTCATCTTTAGCTCAAGATACCCAGACCGTACTTGAGCCGACCCATACAAACTTTCCTTGACCTGTTCTAGCGGAAGGTCTGTCAGTTCAATTATGGCATATTCAACATTGCCACCAAACCCCTTGTCAGTAACGCACCTAAAACACCTGAACCTACCATCACTTTTCCTAATGTATAATTTGTCCTTACCCCCGCACAAAGGACAATTGAACAAAAAGGACTTGGAGTTCTCATGAAAGGACAACCCCAAGTCCCTTATGTACTGTGCCAATTTGTTTGGCGACAGTTTCATTATTCGTCGTCTTCAGGGGCTTCGAATTGCTGCTCGGCTACATGCTCTGGGATAACAATAGAACCAGTGGTCTTTTCTCGTTCCAACAACCCCGCCAGGATAATCTTTTGTAAGTCTGGGCGTGTAGCTAAGGCATTTAAGACGGCAGGCTTGCCATTAAACTGTTCTGACCCGATTACATAAACCAGTTTATTGGGCCTACCAATTACCCCCCAGTTCTTTCCTAGACGGAAGATTTCTTCATGTTGATTGACAAACCCTTTCGTATAGTCGAAGGTGGCCTCGGCTTGACGGTTAGCGGGACCAAGCGTATTCCCTGACATAAAGAATCGAATCTTGTGACCAGTACGTTCAGCACTGTCCTTGCCTTCTGACATGTCCAGCTTGGTTTCGTCAACTAACTTGTTGTCCAGTTCATCAACATTACCGGTCTTGGTAACGTTGCGTTCCACGTTCAGGATGAATTCGCAGAGGTGCTTAACCGCCATGGCGGCTGCGGGCTTCTTCTTGTTGCCACGCATAATTTCGGCCTGGTCCATCTCGTCCCTGGCGTGGGCCGTAAGGTACAGGTGGATGCGGTTTTTAAACAACATCTCCCTCATTGACTGGAGACCGATTTGGAGGGTCATTGCGTGGTCTCCAATTTGGAAATTGGAAACCGACTTCTGAACAGCTGTTCTACGCCCCATTAGCATCGAAATCGAATCGATGCCCATAAGCTTGACGTTCCCTCCCTGTTGAATAATGTCCAGGACCTCACTGTTGATAAGGTCGAATACCTTTTCTGGCTTGTTTGTTTGAAACACGATATAGCGGTCAAGGTCGATTCCATAGGCGGCTGCATGTGCATCGTCCAGCTGACCATCATCTCGGAATTCGGTATCAAACTTGATGGCGATGGAGTCTTTCCACTTTTGGTGCATCTGACCAACCATGTCATAGAACAATACCGACTTACCTGCCTTTTGTTCTCCCCAAGCTAGCGTAGTATAGCCAAGAGGAATACCGTGATTTTTGCCCCATAGCCAATTAACCCCTGGGCTGGATGACCTCAATAGGTTGTCGGGGGCCCACACATCAAAGCGTTCAGTGACAGCGTTCTCTAGATTCCTTAACTTCATCGCGAATTTATTCAACTTCGTTCTCCTATCGTAATAGACAAAGGGCCAGAAAAATTGCCGCCAAGATGACAGCTCCACAAACTTCCGCGTATTTTCTCATGCCAACTTACCGTGCATGTGCGGACGGGTTTTGTTGTATTCGTTTTTGAGGTGAATAGCCCGACCAATATCGATACCTAAAGCGTAAGCAGTGTCGAGCGCCCTAATCACAATGTCAGCCAGCTCCTCTTCCGCACAGGTAAGATTGCAGGCTTTGTCACATTGTTTGCCCAAGCTTCCCTTACGTGCAGCTTCCCACAATTCAGACACTTCACCATGTAGATTGGCACAAAACACGGCCATACGATCTAAGGTCACCGATTCGCCGTTCAACCTTGCAGAATATTCTGGGTGAAACCCTTTCTCCCAAGCTAATGTGTAAACTTCTCTGGCCACATCTGAAAATATCTGTTGTTCTGTGCTGTTCATAGTGCTCTGAATCCCGGTGGTAGGTCGTCATCCGACGATTTGACGATGGTTTTAGGAGCCGCGTATGGGTCTGGCCGATTAGCATCCCCATATTTCTGGCCAGGCAGGTTTCTGTCGCTTACCAATTTCTTGACGCTGTTGTAGGCGTTATAGAAGGCCTCCATTTTACCACGCAACGTGTCTAAAATAAAGGAAATTTCGTCCAATATGTCTTTTGTTGCTTGTACTTGAGGGTCTTTTTGAACAAAAGCAGCCCTTAGGTCGGCACTGGCTTTAGTATGTCCAAGTTTTTGTAAGGCCTCCTCAGTGCAGGCGAGTTTGGCGTCAGCAATTGCGTTTTTGTGATGGTTGTCGGCAATGTTCTTTTGGTAGGTCAATTGAGTAACAGACCTATTGAGCTTAAGCCACGTTGCGTTAAATGTAGACAACATCTCAGGAGCCGTAAATTGATTAACAATTGCGACGTCCTGAAGCCTCAGTTCAGCCTGTACAATTTCCTCAATGTTGATAGCAATCTTGGCCTTGCCATCCCCAGTAGGAACCATATAGTTCGTTTCTTCGTTCATATATAGTGCTTTCTGTCGTCAACGATACCGTCTATGTAGGGCCCAGAAGGCCAATTTAGCTGGTAGCGGGTGATACATGTGCTATCCATTTCGTAAGATGGCCAGTGAACAGACACGGCGGATACAATATCTCCTGTTTTTTGATTTGCCCATTGATGTGGTGTTCCGAGATACTTCCAGTTGCCATCTGGAAATATTTGACGCAATTGATCAATAATTCTAATACGTTTTAGCATAATCAAAAGAAAGGCTAGCCAGAGACGAAAGGAGCACCGCCCCTGGCTAGCTGTATTAGTTGTTAACCCCAGAGATCGTCGTAGTTCGCTGCTGGAGCGGCCTTAGGTGCTTCTGCGGGTGTAGGAGCCGGGGCTGGCTTAGGGGCCTCCGCTGGGGCTGCCTGGGCCGCTGGAGCGGGTGTGGGGGCTGGGGCTACAGACGCACCGCTGGGGACAGCACCAGTGTAATCGACTTCCTCGTCGACCGGTTCGTCGTTCTTCTTGCCAATCTCAAGAATCCGGTCCACTTCTACAGGGTCGGGGCTACCCTTGCCAAGCTTGTCTAGCTCTACCAAGGCTACTATCTGGTCTACCCGAATAAGGTTCTGGTTCTTTAGGGTCACCAGGTCGGGAAGACGATTGGAGGCTTCGATAAGCTGCTCATTTGAAATTCGGTAGACATCCTTGATTTCGGAGCCGTCTTTCTGGACAATCCGGTTGACGACCGCCTTGTCAGAGGTAGGGGACGCCTTGCCGGTGCGGATAAACCGGAACCAAACTCCCTTACGGCCAGCTGGCTTAATAAGCTCGTCAGTCCCAGGGTAAGTTTGCTTGCGTAGCTCTTTCATCTCAGCCTTTAGGCTCTTGACGAAGTTGTAAGGGGCGTGGAAGATACCGAATTGCCCTTGCTTATTCATAACAGGGATGCGGAACTTGCCGTCGAGGCCGTGGGCATCCTTCCAGGCAAGGAGCTGTTTTCCTCGTTCAGAAGTGGGGTCAGCGGCCTTTAGCTTATCAATGAATGGGGTGCGGTATGTACAAACCGGACACTCAGTGCTAATAATACCGTAGTTCTTTTCCTGGATACATAGGAACGGATGGTAAGCCTTCTTGGAGGGGTCCTTTGCGTTGACTCCATTCCAGCCATAGTGAAGTGCCCAATACAGACCGATATCATCAATCTGTAGCATCGACTTCATTGCTGGAAGGACAAGAAGGAGGTGTTCGTCTGTCTCACCGTCCTTAATGTTCTTGAACTTCCAATTTTCGTACTTCTGGGTAGACCCGCTTGGGTCTGCAAATCCTGGGGGTAGCTCGTTGTCGTCACTCATTTACTTCTTCTCCTTTTTGGTTTTCTTCTTCGGTTTTAGGTCTTCGACCTTATTCTTTGCTTCTCGGGCCTCTTCGCCCATTTTGAATTCTGGGTATGTGGCGGCAAAATCAACAGGGGACATCCCAAGGAAGTCATAGCGAACGGAAAGAATCTCCTCCAAATACTCCTTGCGTTCTTTATCCGGCATCTTCCCCAGCTCGTAAATGAACGAGTAAATCCTGGGTTGGCTATCAGTCAGTTTGTTCATCTACCACCTTCTTTTGTTCCTTGAACAATGAAACGATTTTAGCTACCGTTGGGTCGAAATCCTTAGGAAACGTAAAGTCAATCGACTTGTTGAACAATGTTGCAATCGCGTTTCGTTCATCTACAGATCCGACACCAACAACCATAACCGGGATCTTCTGCGAGTCGATCTGTTCTCGTACTATAACATCCAAGATGCTCTTTGTCAACAAATCAATGTTGGCTTGGTCTCCTACTCGACACTCTCTCAGGATCCTGCGAATGTGACCTAAAGTTGCAGCCGTATCAGGGCAAGTAGTTTCCCGATGTTTAGGAGCTTCGATTTCCAAATAGCCCAGGTCAATAGCAATGCTAGTGATTTTTTGGATCATTAGGTGGAACTGGGTAGAACAAAACACCCGATCCCGAGAATAAGAAGGCTCTACCAGGTCAGTGACCGACCGGTACATTTGAGCGGCGTCTAAGACAATACCTTCGTTCTTGGTCAACAACTCAGCCGTCTTATCAATAGACGTCTTGTCACCGCTTGCGAACAGCCCTACCAGCTTGCTCGGGATAACGATAGACTTCATTTCGTCTAGAAGCTTGGGCAATCGCTCCGAGGCCTGAATCATCGCCATCTGTACAGCGGGCCTGGCAGTGTAATGAACAGCTTCAATCTCTTGGGACACTACCCTGGTGGTCTCTTCTACGTCTTTACTAACTTCGGCCAATGTTCTACTCATGGATCTCCTTTAACAGTTGTAATACATATTCTTGCAATTCGGTGTTATCGGGTGGTGTTGCTTCTTGCTGACACGACTTACCAATAAGGCCTTCTAGAAAGACCAGGTGCTTGTCCTGGTGCGCTAGTAATTGTAGGCTGGCTTCAAGCTGCTTCGACAATAGCCTGACCTGCTTCTCCAGGCGCTGTTCTTTACTTAGAGTCTTCATCGGGCCTCGAATGGTTCTTTAGGTCGTCTAGGGTAAACTCATTGTCGGCCCAGAGAACTCCCTGGATAAAGCCCAGCCACCTCATAGCCTTCTCGATTCTTCCTTCGTCTACAAACTTCTGTGCTTCTTGACACATGAAGAGAAAGTGAGAAACCTGAGCGTCAGTATTGATAAAAGCGACAAAAGAGCTTGATTCGCCTAGATTCATTTGTTTAGGCTTTACACCACTGGCAGCCCACCTTTCTTCAATGTGCTTGAAATAGTATTCAAATACCGACTTAAGCTTTTCCTTCGTCATCTTTCACCTTTTCTACGGGTCCTCGAATCAATTGCAACTTCCTGAAGCTCCAGCCCTTGTTCAAATCTGTCTTGGTAATTACACCAACAATGACCGACCCTTCCTGTAAGTTTTTCACTTCTGCCGGGAATCCCCCATCTTGATTCGGCCAGTATACCACCTCAGACTTGAATCCGCAAGCGTCAATGAAGATCTTTTTGGCGGTCTTGGACTTGTTTTGGTAGGAGAACGACTCGATACTATCCACATGTGCTACAATGGCGCACTTGAACCCACCTTGTGGCAATTCCACAGCTGTGTTCATGTCGATAAGATCACCCAGACCGACCAGCCTATCACAACAAGGAACCTCTTCTCTCGCCTCTCGGCTCCAAGCTGTGTAAGTATAATACAAGCCCCCATTTGTGTCTTCGATGAAGGCATTTGTCTCCATCATATCACGGATATCCTCCGAATACGCAGGTAAAACAGACTTCTTGACCTGGAACCTCCCCAATGCGTCTAACGTTGGGTATTGGGCTTTGGACTTATTGTACTTTTTTCCAGCTTCCAGCGTATACTTCTTGAGGAGCTCTTGATATTCGTCCAGGCGTTCATTGACAGTTGTATTGGGGTCGAACAAGGTGTCTAAAATTCCTGAGACAAACAAGGTATGCATGGTTCCAATGGTAATTGCACTTCGTCGCCATTTTCCATCTGCTTCCCCAGCTTTACGATACTCCACAATTTTCTTGCAGAAATCGTCAGCTGATTCGTACGGGGCCCCTTCATTCAATTGTGCCTGGGCGGTCTCCCCAATCCCGTAGCAAATATCAATAGGGGCCCTGATACGGTCTCCTACAATGGCCCAATTTTCCTTAGACAGCTTGATGTCTGGCAAGTCTACGATACTTTCGACATATGGCCAGAATTTTGAATAGATTTCGTCTTTCTTAGCGTTCTGAAGGACGCTGCACCACCATTCAAGAGGGTAATAGTGCTTGAGCCAGGCGCAGGCGTAGGAAATAACAACGTACCCAACCGCGTGAGCTTGACAAAATGAGTACGCGGAAAATTCTAGTAAGCCAGCCCACACTTCTTTTGCCTTGTCTAACCCAATTTTAGACGCAGCCCGTTCAATGAAAAACGTGTAAAGTTTTGCCATTTCTTCTGGCTTCTTCTTGGCTGACAGCCGACGAAAGGCCTCAGCTTCACCGCCTGTACAGCCGGTCAACCCCTGGTAGACCTTCTGTAACCCCTCCTGAAACACAATTAGACCGTAGGTTTCAGGAAGCAAATCGTCAAATATCGGAAGGACGTCTTTGCTTCCTACCAACCCCCGAATGCGTCTTGCGTATTCTATAAGTAAATTGTGTTTTTGACTAGGGGCTTCAGGGTTGCTCACCATGAAGTTAAGTGGTCCTGGTCTATCTAGAGCCGTAAAGGCAGCCATTGCAGCAATGCTGTTAATACCAGGTGTTCCATCTGGTCGAGTATGGTTAAATTGCTTTAGCCACTGAATTGCTGATGGGGTATTGTACTGAAAAACCGTCTCAGTCTTCCCTTGGCTAATGTCCTTGTACACCTCTAGGTCGCTGGGGAGGTCCCAGATATCGACGAAGCTTTTTGACACAGGGTCCAGTACCAGTCTGTGCCTTGGCACCCTTCGACCATTGACCGTCTGTTCTTTGGGAGACAGCCCCTCTTCTTTGTCGGCAATTAGCCGCAGACACGATTGGATATCTTTGAGGCACGCCACAACAAGAAAATCAAATTTCAATGCTCCTACGTTTTCAATTTCGCTCCCTGTAAAGGCAGTCACCTTAACATTTGATATGGTAGTAATAGGGATGAAGTCACTGATTGGCTTAGGAGCGATTACAAAGGCCGAAGCGTGTCTCCCTCTTTGACGCGGCAATGCAAGAGCCGCCTTTGCTATTTCCCACTGTTCAGGGTACTTGGCTATGTAGGCTTGTAAGGCGGGGTCTCTTTCGATACTTCCTTGGTGGTTCCCTTCGTCATCAGACCACCCCATGATAAATTTGATGTCCGAAAGCCCTTGTGGAGGCATCTCGAATTTCTTAGCAAGTTCTTCAATGTCTTGAGGAACCGATCCGAAGGTAAAGCGCGCTACGTCTTTTACACTGTTCTTCAGTTTCAGTGTGGTCAAAACACTTACCTGAGCCTGACAGTCTCCAAACCTTTCCTGGAGCCAACCTGGGAAATACGGCTTAAGGGTGCCGTCTTGGGAGCTATTTGTCATTTTCGTGAATTTCATGAAGACCTCATTATAGCATGCCGAACAACTTGGGGGAACAACAATCTATAGTGTATGCAAACTTTTCCAAAAACAGAAAACAAACCCTGTACAAAATGCAATATTGAGAAACCCTTCTCTGAATTCTTCAAAGATCCTAGGGCCAAAGACGGAAGGAGGTCGGAGTGCAAAAAATGCTCACAAAAAGACTCCTTAAGATGGGGCCAGGAACACCCAGACAAGAGAGCAGAAATCTGGAAAAAGTGGAATGACAAAAACCCAGGAGGAGGCGCACTTAGAGCAAAAAGATGGAGAGAAGAGCACCCAGGAGCCAGGGCCACCTATATGAGAAACAGATACAAAACAAATCCGGTTCACAGAATAGTTACTATCATGAGATCTGCTCAAAAAAGAGCACTTAACGGTGCGTCTAGAGCGGGGAAGACTCTAGATCTCCTGGGGTGTTCAGTTGAACACGTAAAGGAGTTAACCGAGGCCTTGTGGTGGCCAGGAATGGACTGGAGCAACCAGTCTCGCCATGGGTGGCACTGGGACCACATCCTGCCCCTTGACAGCTTTGATTTATCAAACCCAGAACAGCAAAAAATTGCATTTCACCATATGAATCTGCAACCCCTGTGGGCAGACGACAACTTAAAAAAACACAGCCGACTCGATTGGACTCCAGCTGAATCTAAACACCCGCTTCCGGAACGGCTAAAGCACTTTGCCACCAAGGTGTAAACTCAACCCCAGCCGACACAACCTCTTTGATTGGTAAAAGCCCTTGCTCAGTTTCCACCACAAATCCATCGGGCAGAATGTGCTTCGTTCCGTCGTCCGCTTCAACCTCAATCACCTCACACTCTTTCCCACAAAGCAAATCCCTGTTGGAAAAGTCCAGGTCCACGTCGGGCATGGTGTGAGATTTGATGCGGTCAAGAGTAAGAAACCTGTCTAGACTAAGCCCGTATTGAATAGGATCAATCGAGGTGATGCCCAATAGATAAGACAGCAAAACTCCCCCAGCTGATCCTCGTGAGCTGCCAACAAGCACCCCTTGGTTTTCATACACTCTACACTGCTCCTCACAGGTGAAGAAATAGGGCAATAGATCTACCGTTCCATTACGATGAAACAGCTGTATTTCTTGCTTGAGCCTGGCGACATACCTGGGGTCGTCCTTGGGCATTCTTCCGTGTTTGTCAATCAGCGTCTTGGTATGGGCAAGTGTATCTTGTGGATAGAATTTTGTCGGCAACTGCAACGTGCTGTCAAACTTGAAGTCCTTAAATAGGTCCCTAAAGGAATAGCTGTTGTCAACCCAAGACTCGAATTCCTTTTCAGAAACATTGTGTTTTTGTTTGAAGTGAGTAAAGGCCTCGCCACTTGACATCCTGTGGTACGAGGAAAAGAACCGCCAATCCCCCATTTGAGAGAGCTTTACGTCCTGAACAATTTTCATATCTTTTGACGCAAAGTGACAGTCGTCACTAACCAATATGGGCAACTTGTGCTTCTTGGCCATGCCCATCATAAACACGTTCACTCCCCACTGAAGGTCACCGTCAGGAGCGGCGGGACTACACTCATTGACAATGAATCCCTCCTGTTTGCGTACACTAACAATCGGAAGAGGGAACTCCACATCTTGCCAGGTATGAAAATTCTTAATAGCAAGAAGTGTCAACTTCTTCTTATCGTTCCATTTGTCGGCCAGCTCTTCGGCTTTAACTTCACCTTCTTCTGTCTTTAGGGTCTTCCCATAATAAAACTTCAAGGTCTTCTTGACATCACCGGCCCCCACCTCGATGAATACCCCCTTGGAGTATTCCCTGTCACATACGTGAGGAAAAACCTCGACAAACATCCTGTCTCCAAATAGATGGTGAAGCCTTTTAAAATAGGCCTTGGCTGCGCCTACCTTCACTTCTGGAGAGCTTTCGGTGTTGATTAGGTGTCTGGCTATCATTCCGACGAGGCAGCCAGCGCCTATCGTTGTTTTGGTGGCTGCCAGCTCTTCAAGGTCTGACCAGTCAAACAAAGGCTTTCTCTCTGAACCATGGGTTTCTGCCCGGTCATCGGCCTTGGATAGAAGCTTGACCCCCTTAAGGTATGCTTCATAATTCTGAAAACCTAACGTGATATGGTAATATTTGTTGTACGAATAGAAACTACCGGTTGGATGTTCCAGTTTCCACTTTTCTTTGTCCATCCCCCTAGGCACAACGTCGGTCTTAGGCACTCCAAGCTTTGTCAAAATTGGACAGTCATCCGACCTAAAATAAGCCTCAATCCCTGAAATGGCGATTAGTCCATTCTTTTTTGCTAAAGACGAAATCCTGTAGATAGCAGAAAGGCTACCGTGATCCGTGGCGGTTATTGCCCCCGTTTCCAGTTCCAGTTCTTTAATACAGAAAGCCTCAGGAGTTGAAGCGGAGTCCAATGACATTACGTGGCAATGTGGCGTCACAAAATTACGCATTGTTTCTTTCCTACCTTCCAAAAGTGGACAAAGCCACACATTATACCACGACCAAGGCCGGAAGTCGCCCTGGTCGCAGGTTAACTCCTCTTACAAAATATGTTCGTTAACAACCCAAGCGAAAACGGGGATCCCTAGAATGCTAATAACGCGCCAAACACGGATATAGTGAATGGTCTTGCTAGTTTGCGTTCTCCAGGAATAGGTCCGCTCTTTGGCAAACTTCCAGATATCGACTGTAATCAACTGTAATCAACATTGCTAAAACTCCTTCGCGAGAATCTTAATTTTCTCCTCGATGTGGTCGCGAATCTTACCTAACTCACTTAGCTCGCGTTCCTTTTCTTGAAGCTGAGACGTAAGCACGCCGATTTGTCGCTCGATATCTTTAATGGTAATATTCCTTCGGTCCCTGTCAGATGTCAACCGATGCAACTTGTCAAACTTGTTTTCTTCACTGTCCATTACTTCATAATCCTTTCTATAGCAGATGCCAAGCAAATCCAATTTACTGCCACAAGAATTGAATAGAACAAGGACCAACCATATTTGCGTTTAGAAAGACTAAGTATCGTTAAGAAGACGCACCACACCATAACCGCAATGCCAAAAATGATTCGAAAAGTCAACATTACTTGCCTCCCAAAACGACAGCAATTCCAAAAAGCAAGTTAACGATTCCGGTACAGCCCAACAAAATAGCTGGCCACAGGTTGTCTTTCTTGAGGTGGTGAACCGCCAAGCAGAGCCCGGCTGATGCCAAAAACGAATCGATAATCAACTGAGTTACATTCATTAGAAAATCCTGCTTTCTTCCCAGGCATCTTCGAACTGGGAGACAAAACAGTAACACAATAGTCCGTACAAAGCAAACCCTAAAAGGTCTCCTTCGCAAAAATGACAAATTGACGCGCAGCCAAAAAAGGCTGACAAGAACCCGTTAACGCAGTTAGAAATTGTCTTCATCCGTGTACTATAGCCGAAACCCGGCTCTAAGTACAGAGATAATTTTCTGATAACGAATTTCTACTTCTTCTTCGGGGATTTCTAGGGCCCGAGCTATGACGTGTGTCGGAGCGCCCTCTGGGTAGCGCTTTTCTAACGCAGCGATACTGTTGTTATAGCGCTTAATAGCTATATAATCCGGTAAGGTAGCTAACATGTCTTGTACATCTTGTGTCATTTAGCTGCCGGTTAGCTTCAGTATGTTGTCATCTGCCTTTGTAAATTGTGAACTGAGTTGTTCGTAAAACTTTTGCCCCCGCTCCTGCGCCAAGGACAACTTGTTGAGGTTAGCTTGCAAGACTTGCCGGTGGGTCTGGGCCTGTTCATAGAACTTTTCCAAGGTCTCAACATCCTTTCGAGCCGCAACAAACTTCGCTATTTCTACTAATCCTATCGCTTTACATCCCCTAGCCCTCTTCCTGGCTTCCTCCAGTCCTTCCCCAGTCGTTAGCTCTGTAGATAACGCTTTCCCGACTTCAAATGACATAGCCTGAATCTGTACCTCAAGCGTCTTCAACCCCTCAAACACTACCCCCATCCTGGTTTGAATTTCGAATGGAGTCACAGCCCCTCAAAAGGCTTGATTATATCATTGTATCTAGGATCGGTTTCTGCTCCGTCCACAACAACAAATCTCTGATCTCCAACAGCGTGTCCTGCGACAGACTCAAACAACCATTGTCCACAGGTGTTATCAGGGTTGCCTATACTCAAACTAAAGTGGTCAACGGGGACCAAGCACCCGTTGGTTATCATTGATACATTTCCTGGCAACATAGTTAGACTTCCTGTATGTACGTGCCCAACGGCAAAAACAGAGAACGGCCCTCCAACATTTCTAGCTGTGTTCCACTTACTTACCTGCTGGGCCAGACTCGCTATATTGATTGAGCGCCCCGGATACCCAGGCTTGAGTACTCCGTCACCGTGTGTGGAAAACATCTTTGCGTCAAAAAGCTGTGTCACACAATATGGGGTTTTAGGTATGTTAATTTTGCAGTTTTCAATTCCGGAATTCCTAATAGCCGTCTTACAGGCAATGTAGATCATACTCTCTATGCTGTCATATTTTTGGACAACCGCTCTTTCCGGATGTCGAGACATGTTTCTACCGTGGTTGCCAGTCTGACAATGAACTTCGACACTTGAATAACAGCTTGACCAGTACATCAAAATTTGGTTTAAATAATGAACAGCTGCCGCAAATTGAATAGCCAACGGCTCGCCATCTCTTTGGTCGTGGAGTTGCCCTTGAATGATATCTCCAAGAAGGTAAACATTTAAACGAGTTTCTGGGCGGTACTGTGTTTTGTATTCGGCTACTTGCTGAGCAACTCGTCCTAGCCTGCGGCTTTCTTGGATCGTGTTGTACTCAAAAGGACACTCTTCTGGGGATAGGTGTGACCCAAAATGAAGGTCAGAGAGTAAAACATTAACAATCCTCTTGTGTGGACTGTGCAGCCTCTTGCCGGTGTACTTGGCAGGCTTGCACCAACCCTTGCTGAACACTCTCTCCAAGGACTTCTGTAGTTCTTCTACAACCAGCAAGTCTCGGGCAGTTGCAACCGCCACTCTCTTGTCAATGTGGCCCTTGTTGGCTCCTCGTAAGTCACCAACCTTTTCCAGTAGGTGGTCTCGTACATGCTTCTCGGTAACTGTAGTTTTTGCCATTGTACCTCTAGAGAAAGATTGATGACGGGGTATTACTTCTGAGAGAAAACGGACTGTGATTCTGCGTTAGGCTTTACTGACAAAAGAAATGCTTGGTGGATGATTTCCCGAAGTGGATCTCTTCCAATCCAACAGTTCTTGTAGTAAAGCTTCGTTGCGCATACGGAGTCACAAGCGATGCTTTCCCCTCCTAAAACACGAGTCCACGCATTTCCTGGGATATTTTTATTTTACTTCCGCAACACTCACAAACGGCCTCTCGATATACCGGTTCAATCCAACCAACTTGAATCCCCAGGATTGGTATAACCTGGGGAAAGTCGTGGGGGCTAAAACCAGGGCAGGGGTTAGTTGGTAGCTTGGCTTTCTTTTTCACTGGGGACCTCTAAGGAAGGGCTGATGACGGACGGGTTAGTCTTCTTCCATAAATTTGACTTGTACCCCAGCCCCACGAGCTACAAGCTCAGCGTACTCTTCTAGCAATTCTTCTGTGCTATCGATAAGTAAGTCAACCTTGCCACCTTTCTTTTTCAGTTCGACAAGAGAGAACAGCCTTTCAATAAGAGTTTGGACTTTGATTTCTAAAACCTGGGCCTTGCGAACTTTTTTCATTATGCAGCTCCTGTACTTTCGTTCGTTGCTGGTACCACAAATTCCGCTTCTCGGATTTGCCCTTCTAGAACCGGATCGACTGGAGCGATATATCCAGATGTTGCAGGCACACATTCCTCATACGACTCCAGGATTTGAATTGTACCACTTTCCGTTGGGAGTTGCAAGGTTTCCCCAATCTTCTTGCCTAGTAACAACGCTTGGACCTCTGGCTTGATGGTAGCAAATGTTAGGTAGTTCTTGAAGGGGTGTGTTTGGGTGCCGTCGGGGTTGAAGATAGAGGCCACAACCAGGCACTTGTCGGTTACCTCAAAAATCTTCATAAGCTTGCCTTCACCGTAGGCCTTTTCTACGTTCTTGCCCATTTCGGCAGATTCATCCTCAAGAAGCTGGATGCGGATTTTCTTGGACTCTTCCCTTACTTTGTCCATCCCAACGACATTAGCGATGGCCTGAAGGGTAACTGTCATATCGTCCAGACGCTTACCAATACCGTCCAGCTCCTTTTGGCTAACAGTGGCCAAGTTATTGTGGGCTTCTACAAGCTTCTGTAGGTCTTCAGTAATTAGTCCACGCTTCTTGTTGTTGCCCAATCCGTCCTGCCCTTTGCTCAATTGCTTCGATAGCTTCTTACTTGGTCGTGTCATTGGTCTTTCCTTCTTTGATTCTTGAGTTAACAGTTGCTAGAAGTTCTTCTAGCTGTGTTCGTATTTCTATTAGGCCATCGGGGTCGTCAACCTTTACGTTCGAAAAATAGTTCAAGACTTGAGTAAAGGCGTCAACCAGGACCTCAGGATGGTTCTCTTGGAACTTACGTCTGGTATCCATTCTGAGATTGATACCATTTTGCTTATCCAAAACCTCGATGAATTCTTCTTTTGACCTGGCCTTGTTAAGCTGTCTCTTAATTACCTTGTGAAGGCCCAGTTTGTTCTTTAGGACCTGTACCCCGTTAAACAGAGTTACGACCTTGTCAACCTCTAGTTCTTCTAGGGCTTTTTCTACCTGCTCTCCGTATTCAGATCCAGTAAAAGCATCTTTACCTTGGGTGTCTTGTAGTTCAAAGACGTAGTATTTTCCATTTTCTTCGACCAGACTACCTATGGGGGCTA